GATTAGATATATTTAATTTATTAAAAATAGATAAGTATGCACTGGCTAATGAGCTTAAAGCTTTAGGAGGTTTGAATGGATCACTATATGTAAAAAGTCCAGTATTGAAAGATAAAATATACATGAGCTATAAATGGGTAGAAGCTGGCGAAATTATAGCACCAGATATGGAAACTGCAAAAGCTGGTTATATCTTTTCAATATCATTATCAGAGAATTTATTAGTAGTGCCAGCAGAGGAGACAGCATGAGAATAGGAATAGATATAGATGGTGTGGTAGCTGATACGCATAGCACAATGAAGAAGATACTGGAGGATAAGGGATATACTTTTCATGATGAGAGTAAATGGTTTCTACACGATCAATCTAATGCCCCTAAAGAGATATGTGACGAGGTTGTTGCTGATCCAGAAACTTATAGAAACGTAACCCCCTTCAAGTATGCTGCTGCCTCTGTGCGTTTTCTGGTGGATTTAGGACATACACCATACTTTGTTACTGCTAGAACGCTTACGCACAATCTGGTGAGCGTTACTAATTTTTGGTTAAGGGAAAATGGGTTCCCAAGTGAGAGGGCACTTATCTTTAATCCTGATAAAGCTAAGATCGCTAAGCAGTTCAACATAGCAGTATTTCTAGAAGATAGTGCTACAAATGCTGCTGCACTATCTAAAGTGTGTAGTGTTGTGTTTCTGGTAGACCGACCACACAATAAATATATCCCTTGGAATCTTGAGCAGGATCGCCGTAAGATCGTACGTGTTAGAAATGTGTTCGATACTATACAGTATATTGTTGACATAGAGGCATACTGATGGATACAATGTGTAAGTTAGGAAAGCACAACTACCACTACTATGTTAACGTGGAACTAGGATCGCCTAAGATGGATATACGTCGCCGTTGTACACGATGTACAAAGCATGAGCAATATTATCCCCACCATGTTAAAGAAACATGGCTACCAGTAAATACTAAACCCCCAAAATACTGAAACAAAAAGTTTACTCAGTGTGAGTAAAAGAAAAACTAGCTCTTATCGAGCTAGTTCTTTTTCTATCCCCTCTAGTGCGTCGGCTTGCCGTTCGTGGGCTTCCACAAAACGTCTAAATAAATCACACCAATCACACTTTTCTACTATTACTGTAGGTTGTATTACTGCTACTGTTGGCGTAGGATTTCCCTTCTCTTTTGTTACTACAGGATCAGCAGGTTCAGTTGGAGCATCTGTTGGCTTAGGCTTCTCTGTAGGATCAGGAACATCTGTTGGCTTAGGTGTTGGATTAGGTGGTCTGCGGGTAGGAGAGGGCTTAGGTTTTTCGTCTTCACCGCACTTTATTTTCTTACCATTCTCCAACACCCACTGCCAGGGTTTATTCGCATTAAATCTACACGCCTTTTCGTGTGTGACTTCATGCTCAGCAATGAAACAGACTTTATTCTTGGGGCATTTCATATTTGCTGCGTATGTGCTGTGTGCATTAACCATAACAACAGCAGCAAGAATAAACAAAAAAGAAATAAGGATAGCGTTCACAATACGGTTTATCTTCATGATTCCCTCCTAGGAGTCTATATATAGATAAACGTAGTAAACGCTATTTTGTTACAGTTATCTTTGGTATCTACCGTGTCTTATTATTCTTGGGTTTGTTTTTAAACCTAATATCCATGCTGCTAGCTCACTAGTATCAACCTCTTCAACATACGCTGGATTACTAAATACTCCGTCTTCATCTGTTAATAGCTGTGTAGCAAAGGCTGTCCAATAAAGATTTCCCTGGTTGCTCAACTTGCTAGGATTTGATACAGCTTTATCAAAGTATGCTCGTTCGCTGGTTGTTAGCTTCATTCTATCAAACAGTTCATTAGGATCACGGTCTTCTTGTAGCATTAGATCGGCAGCAGCTAAGGTAAATTCTCTGCGCAAACTATACAACAATCCGTAATAAGCTAGGCTGTTACCATCTCTCCAAGCATTATATAATGCTACGTGAGAAGCAATACTAGCAGCATTTTCTACTGTTTGCTCTGGCATTAAACATGCTGCTCCTTGCTTTACATGATATAACTCATGAGCTATAGTAGATACCCATAGTGGTGTATTATAGAACGGGTGGGTTTCATATGCTAAATTTACATTAAGAACCATAGATGATGTACAACCAAAGCCCCTTTGTACTGCTGTTGCTGCTATCCACCCAGGAGGTGCTCCACTAATACTATCAAAATAAACTTCAGGATCAAATGGGTTACTGTCTGGATAGTACTGATCTAATTCGTCAACTAAGGCTACAGCAGCAGCCTTAGTCATATCCATTGGTCTTTCTGGTAGCTTGTTCCACAATATATCTAGACGCAAAACAAGCGTAATTAGTATAATTAACAAATTGCTCATTTAAAACTCCTTTATAAATACATTTACACTAGCACCATACTCCTCTATTTCTTCACGATAGCGCCTTTCTGCATAAGCTCTTGGCACTTTAGTATCCCACATTAATACTAATTTCTGATTAACTCTGCTTGCTCCAGTAGGTAAGGTTCTTTGGTATGCCTCTATTCCAGCACCAACAACATCTTCTGTATATAAAACCTGTGGTACTTCTACATACATATCTTCAGTTTTAAGAGCGCCGACTACCTCTAAAACCTTTTTAATTCCTAATCCACCTAGAATAAATGTGGCAGGAATAATACAGATATACACGATAAGCGTTCCTAAAAAGCTATCCATTATTCGTTCTCCAGTAAAACACTCCACCAAGCAAACGTTGTTAATACAAAAACTCCAGTTCTCCAAAACTCTGATAGATCAAAGTAGTCTCCAAGGACTATCATAAATACAGCACCCGTAAATGCTGCGAGTAGTCCTTTTATAAGCACTCTTGGTAGATTCATTATTCACCATACCTTTCGTAGATTTCTTGTCTTATATACATTGCTAGATCGAGCACCTCATCATAAGCATCATACAAAGCTCTTCGACCATTATCAGCTTTAAGTAAAGTTCCATACCTTTTTAAGCCAAGGTCTATTCTATCTTGTACATCTTTTAATACTAATTCCCCTATTGGTTGTGTACCACCTTTTGGATCAGGCTCCATATTACACTCCTAGTAAAGCTGCTATAAAACAAAAGCTAATAAACCCTGCAAACCCTAATAACAGTATAATGGCACAGCAACCCCCAGAAGTTTCATCCTGCCCAAACTGCCATAAGTCTCTACAGCTATTAATAACGTCTGTATATCTCCATTCATTCATGTTTAACCCTTTCCTTTTTTATGGATATGTGGTATAATTATACCATAATAGTTCATGGAGGTCAAGGTGAAAAAATTAATCCTGATTTTACTTCTTTTATTAACTGCCTGTTCTGTTATAAAACCTACACCAGCACCGTTAGTAGAAGAAAAGTTTACAGTAAACCTTCCAATAGTTTATAATAGGTATCCAAAGGTAGTTCTTGCTGCATATTTAGAAGGTATCAGAAAGGATGATCCAGATTTTAAATTCGCTAAACCAGGGGGAATAATTGGCACGTATATAACATTCAGTGATCTTAGTTGGGATAGACCTGATATGGCAATCGGTGAAATAGAAAAGCATGGATTGCAGTATACTATACAGATTAAAAATGCTCCAGTAGAATGGCGTGTATATCCAGATAAAGAGTGCTCTCCTCCTAAACCAGAGTATTATACTGCATATGCTCAAAGGGTAATCGAAGTATTAGATCGGTATGATCCTTATACAATAAGTATTTGGAATGAGCCTGAGCCTGCACCAGAAGAACTTGGTAATGGTATGGATTATTACATTGGTTGTTGGGGGGATTTAAATGCGGAGTATTTTGGGGGTGAAGAGTTTGGTAAGTTCATGGCACATATTTACCCAATAATAAAAGAGGCTCATCCAAACATGACAATAGTTGGCGGTGAGTTAATGTTTAGTATGTATAATGACCGCCATAAAAAATTTGCTACTGGATTTGCTAAGTATGGAATGTTTGATCGTTTTTCTTTCCATGCTTACCCAGGATGGCCTAGTAGTGGTTTGACAAGCTACCCGTTTATACAAGCTAATTTTGCTAGGACATTAACAGATAAACCATTAGAGCTTTCTGAGACAAGTTATTCCTGTGAGGACGCATGGTATGATTGTTCTAATCCTGCTGTCGAAAAAGAGCAGGCAGTATATTTGAAAAACTTGCTGGAAAAAGCTTATGATAATGAAATAGTATTTATCAGGTGGTACACTCTTGCTAACAATGGTTGGAGAAATACCGACCTAGTTTGGAAGAGCGTACCTAAACCAGCATGGTATATTTATAAGGAGTACTAAAATGGATTATCTTAATTTAATACACGATCTAATTGTTGACACTGCTGGAAACAGGGATGCCCTGGATAAAGCTAAAGCTAGAAAAGCTGAGCTTGAAGCAGAGAAAGAGTATGTAGAACTTGTTGAAAAAATTAACAATATAAATGCAAGGCTTGCTAGAACTAGAAATCTAATAACACAGGCAGCAATAAAAGCATACGATGGAAGTACAAAGAAAATAACAAATGATGTTACGATTCGTGAAAAAGAGTTGCACGCCTATGATGATAAGAGCGTGGTTATGTGGTTAATCATTCATGATCATCTAGATTTTCTTGTGCCCACTAAGGATGTTAAAGACCTTCTTGTAGCTGCTAAAGCTTTCGACGTAGTTAATGTTTATAAAGACCTAGACATTACTTTGTCAACCAAGCTGGAAAAATACTTAGATGAGTACAATCAATTGGAGATGGAAATATGAAAGATGATGACTTCTATTATCAAAGAACACAATTACTATTAGACAAACTTAATGCAACAATAACAAAAACATTTTATTATAGCGTTGCTATGCTATTTTTTGGATACTCTATAGGGTATTGGCACGCATCACAAGCATGGGTTGTACCTATAGCAACGTTATTACTAGCTACAATCTTTTGGTATCTAGGTTTTAGGGTTAAATATCCAGAAGAAAAAACCCCCAAGTAGGGGGTTTTATTTTTGTATATAGACTGTGTGCCCAGGCATCTTTATTTTGCACACATCACACAAACGAGCTATGGTTTTAACATGAAGAAACTTATGATCAATGGTAAGCCCACATAATGTTTTATTTCCGCTTACAAAATGTGCTATGCCAGACTGCGTATTTAGTAATGTTCTTATCGTTGTGGTCTGCTTATCCATATTTTTCAGTTAGTTCTATGATCCTAATTACTTCTTGCTTTGTTAGTTTCCTGCGCTGTCTGCCCTCAGCAGTATCAATTAGTTCTTGAAATAGTTTTGCTTGAGCAGCAGTTTGAGGAGTATACTCCGAACGTTCATCATAATAAAACGTTTGCCCCAGTAACCTCACACTCCCATATCTTGTTGCTTTTACTTCCACCTGTACCTGTGCCATGCCTCTCCTTATGTTAATTGGTTTTTCCATCTGTAGATAGTTCTTTCCGAAACTCCAAACTCACCAGCTAATTCCTTATTAGGCTTTTCTTTATTGATAGACCAGCTTTCTTTAAACCTGTCGAAGATATTATCCCTTGAATCTTTCTTCTTTTTCTTCTTCTTCTCCTTAACTGGTGTTACAGCACTTTTGGGGAGTCTTCCTCAATAGCTGCAATAAAAGACTGCGGAAGTCCTGTAACTCTTGTTTCACCAGTAGGTGAAGAACTATAGCTCCTACTAGAACCCCCGCCTTGTGCTTTTTTTCTTGACGGTAACTTTGGCATACTTGGTAAACTAATGTTCAAGCCACCAACGTCCATCATATGTGCAAATGAAGACACCAAGATAAACCTAGTTAGTAGCACAAAGATAGCTGCTCCAATAGCTACATTGTCTGCATTGCCCCTAAATAATGGGGGGATGTAACTAGCGTTTGCAGTCATAACTTGTGAAACATACCAGTAAGTTAATGCAGCATTAAACGATGCAGCTAATAACCACACAGCAGTCATAAGCTTAACGCCTGATTTTTCTTTCTTGAAGTTAGACTCCTCTGTAAACATTCTTGACAGACCACCAAAGTCTGCTGCACAGAAAGCAATCGCTAACCATGTAGCAACCGATAGTGTAAGAAAGTTGTCTCTGCCCATAATGCCAAGAAGCACGTGCTCTGTAGTACTGAAGTTAACGATCTCGAAAGCAAGCAGTGCTCCTAGCATTATGAGAAACGACACGAATCCCACAGTTTTAGTTTTTGTTCCTTTGTTCATAACACCTCCACTTTTAGTTTACCGAGGTATTATACCATTAAATAGGTAGTTTGTCAAGTGCAAACAGACCATCCACATGTTAAACATTTCTTGCAGCCATCCTCTCGTACAACGTTCCCGCCATCACTACATTCGGGGCATTGGTCACTTTGGTATAGAATTTGTTTTTCTCTACTACCATTAACGTATACTGCCAAACCTTTTATGCCTAGATCGTATGCGTTTAAATATATCTCTTCAACATCTAAGGATGTAGATGTTTCTGGCATATTAGTTGTTTTGCTTATTGCTTGATCAATATACTTTTGGATTGCAGCCTGCATTTTTATGTGATCCATAGGAGATACCTCATATGCAGTATCCCAAAGTGTGTCTGATTTACCTGCTGTTATAGCCTTTTCTACTGCTGGATGAACGTAGTCAACAAACTCTTCATGCCCATTTATTCTATAGCGTCTTATATAAGACTTAGCAAACAAAGGCTCTATACCAGAGGATACACCAAATAGATTTGATATTGATCCTGTAGGTGCTACACTAAGCAAGGTAATATTTCTAGTACCATACTCAATAATAGATTCTTTAAGGTATCTAGGTAACGTTCCAAAGAAAGCCTCTTCAACCAGCTTGGCACGTTGCCATTTATCTTTAGTTTCCCATACTTTAGCTACACCTTTTCTTTTTGCTAATGAAACAGACGTAGCATAGGATGTATCACGTAGCAAACCAAACACCTTTTCAACAAAGTCGGCTGTCTCCTTGTTGTCAATATTGTATGGTAAACCCATCATCGCTAAAGTATCTGCAAAGCCCATAACTCCTAAACCTATCCTTCTTAGGTACTCAATTGATGCTCTCTGCGTGTCGCTAATATAGTTACCCATTTCAAGTTCTATATCTAGTACATTATCTAAAAACTTAATTGCATTATCAATGTCCGAATGAAATAGATCGTAGTCAAACCTAGCCTTACTAGTAAACGGATCGAGCACATATGCACTTAGATTTAGTGAACCTAAATTACATACACCCTCTTGGTCTAGCAATTGTTCTGAGCAGGCATTAACACCTACTACTTTCCAACGTGATCCAAATAGATCGGAATTAGACATGCGTGCTGTATTATCTACAAACAGCACCCCAGGTTCAGCAGATGCAAAAGCTGAATAAGCTAAAGCGCTAAATAATTCTTTTGCTGGAACTTCTCGTGATACTACAAAGCTGCCTTTAGAATTATCACCATCGAACCTAAGCTCCCATACATCATCATTCTTAACAGCCTTGATAAACTCGTCTGTTATATTTACAGATATATTAGCACCTTCGACTTTTCCAGGGAGGTTTTTTATATTAATAAAATCATAGGATAGGTGTCCAGTACCACGACACTTCATACACCCATTACCATTACAGTTATGACATACAATATCATCAGAACCATTGCGCCATACATCTGGATGGTCAACATCTAAACTAAACAAAAGAGCAGCACGCCTACCCTCTTGCCCGATGATTTCTCCAGCTTTATTAATTAGCTCCATAAATGAAACCGCACCAGTTGATTCCACTGCTGCATTATTTACTGGTGCGCCATATGGTCTAAGTTTAGACAAATCAATGCCAATGCCTTGACCCCTGCTACTAGCTTTCATGACCTTTTCCGTAGCTGTGCTAATAGCACGTAACGAGTCATCTTCAATACTATGTGTAGTACAATTCATGAGCGAGATTCTAGCATCAGGTCTACCTCCCCATGCTAGTATCCTTCCACCAGGGGAAAACCTTTTATAGTACATCATATTATAAAAGTCTGTTTTCTGTAGTGGGTATTGAGCAACACGCTCAGCCAAACTACCAAAGAAGTTTTTAATATCAGAGAACTCCCCTGCATATTTCTTTTTCCAAACCTCTTCTGCAAATACGTTATCAAACCAATTATCCATGATCGTATCCTCCTCAATACGTCAATATAGTGTCAAAAAAGTGCGGGAGTTCTCAACTAACCGCACAGGTCTGTCATTATTATATTTAGGTTATACAAAGAAATCTTGGAAAGTCTCTATCCTCATTACTACTAAGGAATCTTTATAAGGCGTTCCTGCTTTATGTATAACTGCTATGGGAATGTCAGTTGGACTTTCTCTATTTTTTTCAGCTTGCACAGCAGCATCAAACATGAGTTGAAAAAATGGGCGTTTATTATGCTTAACTTCTATTGACCAACCATCAAGTATTATGTCAGACTTTCCCCCACCATCTTTCTTCTTATAGTCTGCACCACGACGCTGACCGCCAAATATCCTTGCTATTTGTCTTTCTGCTGCTTTCCAAGTTTTATCAGTCATAGTCGTCATACTCATATTGGTGTTCAAAGTTAGGATTAATAGGTTCTTTATTAGCTTTATCTAATAACTCTATTACCCATGCTTGCTTGCTGTGTCTATCCTGAGCAGGAGGCGCTTGCATGTGACACTCTTTACATACACACATTAAACGAGTGTATTGCTCCCTCCAGTCTCCAGCTTTCTTTCCTCTTCCGTAAACGTGATGAACCTCGTTTGCTTTGCGCATCCTGCCATGTTTAAACCAGCAGATAACACAGCTTCCGTCATCACGGTCTATTACTAGCATACGCTGTACGCTACGATATAAGTCCAGCCCATTCAATATGGCTAACCTCTCATCTATCAATGAAGCGTTCCTCAACTTCCCTGTTATTTGACGAAGCGTTATACGCAAGCGTGTGTGCAAGTTCGTTTTGTTCGTTACCAGAATGACCCTCAACTTTAATAAGCTTTATGTCATGTTTAGTATTATTAATGATGTTCTTCATTCTATACCAATACTCTTTATTAGCATTTGGCATACCACCATTACTTACTTTCTTAAAACATTTAATGACATACATGCTATCTGTATGTATGCTAACATGACACGGTTCTTTTAAAGCCTCCAACGCTCTTATAATAGCTTCTGTCTCTGCTTGATTATTAGTAACATTACCTCCATTCATTCTTTTACTTAAATGGAGTTCTGCTCTTTTTCCGTCGCCAACAAAAATAAATACCGCCCCCCAACCTCCGTATTTTCCTGGGTTCTTAGGCCATGTTGACCCATCAACCCATACGTTCACATACTTACGCTCATCTGTTTTTTTCTTCAACGTTACCAAACCTTGTGAGTCTAAAGTTTCTTGTACCTTTTTTGTCTAGATCAGAAGTAAGTCTCTGTCTTAACCAAAGAGCCTCTCTCCAGGCTCTATCTAAGGACGGTCTCATTAGCTCTCTATTTTGAAATGTAGTGTCTTCTACTTCCTTCAATTGATCGTAAGCATAGATTGCCAAGGCGATATAGATTAGAATTTCTTCACTCCAATCTTTATCGCCTTGCAAATTTTCGCTATCGAAAAGGCGCTTGATTATATCATCCACACCTCGATAAGCAAACTTCATTAAAACCCTGGATCACTAACAGGTGGGCTTGATGCAGATGCTGATTCACTCTTCGGAGTTATCTTGCGCCAGCGGTCAATAATAAATTCTACGAATGACCTGTTTTCACCATCGTCAGTAACCCAAGTATTTTTATGGTAACTAGTTTCAAGTTCAACTTTGTCACCAACATTTAGCACATTACTAAAAGTTACTGCACGATCACCAAAGATTTTTACTGTAATCCACTCAGTTTCAGTCTCATACGTACCATCAGCTTGCTTTACACTTCTACCATTTACGGCAACATTTACTGTGGCAATTTTCATACCACCAGCAGTTTCCTTAAGCTCAGGGTCTGCTCCCAAGTTTCCTGTAAATAAACATTTATTCATATCTGCCTCCTATAGTCAGTTAAGAACAATTATACCTCAAAAGCTTTAAACTGTCAAGATCATATAAATATCCGATTGTTTCGGACACATGTCCGATTGTTTCGGACTAGACAAAAATCAATTTTTATGGTATAATAATAGTATTAGAGGTGTTCATGTTTGAAGAGTACTCATTAGAATTATCGGAAGATAAATTAGAAACGGTTGAAGCAATAATAATAAAAGAGTCTGTAAGAAGTTTACCGCATGACCAACAGGCAGTTATCGCTCTATCTGTGGCGGGATTTCGACAAAAAGAAATTTCTTTAATCTTAGACATTTCACGTACAACCGTGTGGAGTAAGCGAGTATCTGCCTTATCTTCGTTGAAGGAGCATATCCTGGGAGTTTTTCATGGCACATAAATGCTTAGCTGGTTGTGGGCAAAACATTACATGGCGTTTTGCTATCTGTAGTAATTGTGAAAAAAAGTATGGCAGAAGTCCATATGATTGGCCTGATTGGTTGTCATATCTATGGCGGGAAGAACAAAGAGAACGCAGGCGCAATGTCAGAGTTAATGAAAATGAAATTAGCTTTACCGAACTAGAAGATGACTTTGACATATATGACGAATAGCAGATTGGAGTTACTATGACAAATGACATTATGAAGTACCCTGACAATGACACTGCCACGTGGCAGACTGTCATTGACAACCTGACACTGACACTGACAGAAGGTGACACACCTGACAAAATTATCTCTATGGCAGAGATGCTTGTCAGTGGTTGGCCGATGTATAAGATTGCTAAAGAACTTGGTGTCAGTACTAAAACTGCCAGATCGTGGCTAGTAAAATATCCAGAAGTTACTCAAGCTGTGGCAGTGGCACGTAAACAAGTAAGTATCTGGCGTATGCAACAAATGGAAAAGCAATTTGTCACTGCTGTCAAAAAGTCAGCAGAAGTTTTAGAAGTTGATGCAACGTATGATCCACAAGAAGATGTTCCTGAGCGTGTTGTCAATGCTAAACTATTGGGTATCCAAGCACAGCACGCTAGGTGGGTTTTAGATTTATTCCTTGGTAACAAATTCAAAGATATTAACATAAATATTATAGAACAAAATCCTACACTTAAAGCAACCAAAGATGCTCTCAATTATATCACGGAACAATTAGGAAGTCAAGGAGATGATGATATAATCGAGGGAACTGTAAGAGTTGTTGATGAAGCTAACGCTCAAGGCCCTTTACTGGATGAAAACGGCGACCCTTACTATGGCGCATTAGGGATTCTTGATAGCACTGATGATGGCATGTTATGTCATATATGTGGTCAAAGGTTTAAGAGACTTGACATTCATCTTCGTGTGAAAGAGGGTGTATCTGCGGATATGTACGAAGTAATGTTTATGCTTGACGCTGGAACAATAAGAGATGCGATGAGGGAAGATGATAAGTCAGAAGAGGATAGAGAGCTTAGCGACTAAGGATATTTTAGCTTACGGAATTTCCTATGTTGATTTGTTAGAAAACAAAGAATGGAAAGTTGGCAGCAGAAAATGGATGAAAGAAATCTATGCTGTCTCTAATCCATATAACATAGAACAAAACCCTGCTGGTATAGCCAGAACAATGTCAATACAAAAGTCTACGCAGTGTGGTATGTCTACAATGGCAGCAGTGCGTATGTTTCATTTTGCAGATTTTTGGCCTGTTCGTATTATCTATATGCTTCCACGACAGCAAGACTATATTGACTTTGTTACAACTCGTGTTGATCCAATGATTAGAAACTCTGAAAGATTGTCAACTCTACTGGGTTTTCCAGATTCAACACGCTCAAAAAGATTTGGTGGTTCATACTTATTCTTTATGGAGTCCACTGTAGAACCTCGTATGATGCCAGCAGATGCAGTGTTTATTGATGAGTTCGATTTATCTGAAATGAAAAATGTTGCTACCGCACAGAACCGTATGGATGACTCGTCTTGGAGATTGACATATTTCTTTTCAACACCCACTGTTCCTAACTATGGTGTAAATGCAACTTTTAATAACAGTGATAAACGTGAATGGTTTGTTAAGTGTCCTAAATGTGGACACCTACAAGAACTTGACTGGGATAAAAATCTACGTGTAATAGGCCCTCTTCAACGACCAAAGGAAGTTTTCTTTGGATGCCTAAAGTGTGATACACCATTGACGCTTGAGCAGATACAGGAAGGATTTTGGGTTCCTGAGTATCCTGAAAAATCTAAAGACCATATTGGCTTTCATGTATCTCAAATGATGACACACACACCAGAGCACCTTTATTCAATCTTTCTTGATCCGCTTACAGATATAACTGAGTTCTATAGAAAGAACCTGGGTAAACCTAGGGAGCTTGGTATTGGCTCACTTGAACGTGAAGATATGCTTATTAACTGCTTCAACGAAGAGGCACAATACGAGGACTTCACCGATGGTAAGTCAACTTATTACATGGGCGTTGACCAAGGTAATGAACTACAGTTGCTTATTGGTAAAGTTCCAAGAGGTGGTGGCAACCCAAAGATTGTACATCTTGAGTCAATACCATTCGATAAAGGGTTTGATAGGTTGGGGCAGCTTATGAAGCTATTCAGAATTAAAAGGATGGTTATTGACGCTGATCCTAACAGACACGCAGCAAGAGACTTACAAAAAGATTTCCTTGGCAAAATTTTACTTGCTGACTATTCTGCCACTACTGTTGATTGGTCAACTAAAACAGATGATCGTGGTGTAAAGACAAACGTAGTTATCGGAAGGTCTGAGGGGTTTGATCGTTTGATAGCAAGTATTAAAGACAGTGAATGGACATTGCCTGGAGAGCTTCCTAACTTACCTATTGATACAGAAACAATCATTGACCATATCACTGCTATAAAGCGTGATGTTGAAAAAAGAAAGACCCCATCTGGAGAAAAGGATGTAGCAGTATACCGTGAACTACGAGCTTCTCACTTTGCACACGCTTGGTTATATTTAAAAACTGCTATTGAAATAGATCGTGGAAAAGCCTTTAGAACTGCTGTTGTTGGTAGTAAAGAAAATGTTAGTGGAGAAGATGTAAGAATAATAAATGAGCTACCAAATACTGTAACACTTGGTATATCCAGGCTGTTAGCAGAAGTTCCAACAAAACAACTTATATGGTACGTAGAAAATAGTACAGGTGAGATGCCATTTCCCCTATCCCATAAAGTTAAACTTGCTATGCACGATGACTACTCTGAAGATCAGATTAAAGAAGTAGCAAAATATATAATTTGGCAACGAGCAACCTTGACGTAAATAAACACATGTGGTATAATGTAAAAAATTCACAACTAACGTCGGTAAGTTGTGATAGATAAAAAATCATTTGGTGGGTAACACCCACTCCGTCACCGACAGACATACACGGACTTCCAGAAACCTTGATGGGTCACCGCCGATCTGCCTACGGGCAAGGGGATGAGTGCTAATACCAACTGGTAACGGATCGCCTGGACAGTTGAACTTCGGTTCATAGCACTTAGTAGATGCGACGTGTTAGAGGGATCATGTGGTCTTCCTAGACCTTTAACCTCCCTATCTTACCGCACTGTAAGATCAAACATGTAGATCATCTTCCCCCCATCTTTCGTGAGTACTCGTGGCATTTATCTAAATGTGTACTCATGCTAGATGGGGGGAGTGTATCCAAGTGATCAACTATAACAAAATAGTATATTAGAACTTATAAGTACTAATGTACTACTCATAGTACTTAAGAAGTACGACGTAGTATAGAAGGAGAAGGTATGTCAATTTTTAATAGAAGAGAAGAGCTATATCAAGATTTGGTAAAAGCTATCAAAGAGTCCATTGTAGAGTTAAAGCCAGAAAACAGGTACATTCTCATACTTCCAGTAGAAAATGAAAATCTAGCCGATTCCGTAGAGCAAGCCCTGCGAACATTAGAGCTTGAGAAGACTAATGTAAGGATGGCTTTTTTGGTTGGTGACAATATTAAAATCATGGAGATAAGCTAATGTCGTCATTTGAACAAGATGTGAATAATTTATACGATGGTTTAGAAATATCTTTATTAATGATGAATCCTCACTTGGATGAAGTAATAATGACCTTTGCTTTAGACAGATCAGATAGAAATCCAGAGGTAGACCCTTATGATATGAAAGATGTTTTTGTTGAACGGGTTCTTTTTGCTTTTGCTAAGTATAAAAATACTGATGAATGGAGTTGGGATGAAGTGGCAATTGACCTATTAGCCTGTGCTGCTATGGAGTCAGAGGAGTATAATGGCTAGTGTAAAGTTTAATCAAGCCGTAAAATTCATTGAATGGTTTTACGAGATATTTAGTTCTTTTCCATCATCCTTTTCTGAGCTACTTGAGCCTGATGAGTATTACGAATTTGTAGAGTTCATGTCCAAGTATGCTAAGAAGAACAGAGAAGGCTGGGCAATGGAATTGGAAGAACTGAAGGAAGAGAGGCAGTATGTTTAAACCAGACCCCGTAAAGGTAGAAAGTGTGTTTATGAAGCTACGAGACAAACTTTATTTAGATATTGAGACTTCTGGTTTTGAACCAACAGAAGGGGCTTGTATTTTTTCCATTGCTTTTATACATGAGAAGCATGAGCCAAACTCTGATGAATCAACATTAGAAGAACTTGAGGTTGTTATCCTACCAACAGAAGAACAGTGGAAGAACGCTAGCCCTGGTGCTCTTAAAGTTAACGGGATCACTTGGGAGTACCTAGAAAAAGAGGGTGTTCCATTAGACGAGGCTAAGATGAAAATTATTTCTTGGCTACGTGGTAGGGTAGGAAATGGTACTGATACTTTTTTGGTAGGACAAAATCCAAAGTTCGACCTAAAGTTTTTTAAGTACTTTATGAAGCCTGAGCTTGACTTTGTTGGTTTTCCTTGGAATGATGTTCTTGATAATATTGACTTGTTCAAGGCTTTAAAGAAAATTGATCCTACTATTAATTCTCCAGATAATAAGGGTCACTCAATATCAAGAGCTATTGGTGTTGAGGAAGAGGATGTAGTACATACGGCTATAGGTGGTGCAAGAGTTGTGTACAGGAACTTCAATGGTATCCATGCTAAGGTTGCTGAAGTAATTGATGCGTACAGAAAGGATGCTATAGAAGGGGTTAATGGTAACGCAATTCTTTTACCAGTCCAGTGTAATACATTCAAAGAATGGGTAGAGGCTGCTACAAAAAAGCTTGGGTGGACGCAAGTTGCTGTTGATGCTCATCAATTTGTCGATCCAGATGGAATTAGGTGGTCTTATGCAGCAGGGTCACCACCAATTTTGATCAAGTTAACTACCGTTTAGTGTAACTTACACGAACATTTTTTGAAAAGGCAGGCTTTTTAGCTTGCCTTTTTGCATTTTTATATACATTATGATTGTAGTACAGTGTAGATGTATCTTATGCGGAGGCACACATGCAGGCAGTTATGTTAGGAACTGTTCCTAAAACTACGAAAGTTAAAATAATTGAACCTAGTAACCAAGCGCCAATAAAAGAATTAGAAACAGAAGGATATGTCGTGAACGAGAAGTTCACGCTTTTTTGGGATTTGATGGATACTATAAAGATTCACGGTTATGTACGTGCATCTATTAGTACACTAGGTAGAACTACTGTAGGAACTTGGTGGAAGTTAAAGAAGAATCTAGAATTTAAATCTCAGGCTAGGGAATTACACAGAAAGAAGCTACTAAACTTTTATAATTTCTCAAACAGAGACTGGACTAACATCAAGGATTTTTACAGCTTAGCATATAAGCTAATGATTGCTGCTATGTACCTGAAGTATTTTGGTCAAGCAGCTTTTCACATTGTACGAGATGGTACAGGAAATCCAATAGGATTAGACTTTATGCACGGATTCGTTGTGCCTAATGTTGATGAAGAAGGCTACTTCAAAGAAGTAGCTTTTATGCAGTACATGAGCAGAGATACAGAGGATTATGTTGAGTACACTGATATACATGATATTGTGTACATCGTAAACCCAGATTGGGAAGGCTATCCAACTGGTGGTACTGATCTAGAATCTGTAACAGACTTCGCTTTACCATTGGATATTTATTTGCAGACAGCAGCAAGGGAGTATGTACGTAATAGAAGTACTCCAGAAGCTTTTTACATTTTATCTCCAGATATTAGTGATGAAGCGTTTGATGATTTTGTTGATGCTCTTGAATCTAAATATGGAGGTGCTTCAAATGTTGGAAAGAATCCTGTCGTTGTTCAAGGTGAATTACAGATCGAGAATGTTTCCAGGCTTCCAGAAGATTTACCTTACCAAGAAGCTCGTAATGATACCCGTACGGAAACGTTAGCGGTAACTGGTACTCCTGGCGCAAAGCTAGGAATTGATGACAGCATAAGTTCTGGTGGACTACGTGAATTAAGGCGTGAGTTCCATGAAACAACTATGGTTCCGATCTTTAAGCTTATCGAGAACGCTCTTTATGAACAAATTCATGTTAGAGAGTTTGGTATTATAGGTTGGGAATTTAAGTTTAATAAACCAGATTTCTTAACTGCTGTCGAACAAGCAACAGTACATATGCGCTACCACTCATTGGGTGTTTACAATCCTAACGAGATTAGAAACCAACTTGGCGAAGAGCCAAGAGATGATGAGAACGGTGATTTGTACGTTGATCAAGTTGAAGAAGTGTCTCCACAATCTAATACACCATTGGAAAATCCTGATACTGGATCACCACCAGAAGGTCGTGAACCAGAACCAGATGATCCATCAGAAACTGGAGAACCTACTAACGACGATCAAGACCCACCAAGGGGGGATAACCATGATGATGAAGAGCGTGCGTTAGTATCAGAACTTAAAAAATTCAAGTCATTCGCTATAAATAGGGTTAGTAAGGGCAAGGCACTTAGAGTGTTCGAGTCCGATATTATACCAGATTATATGGTGAGGGCTATGACAGAAGAGATTAATCAGCGAGAGGCAGATGTAGAAACTGTAAAAAGCCTGTTTGATTATCTCATAGGAGAGATGAGTTATGCCAGAGAAAAAAGTAATAGATTGGTATTGCATTAATCATTCTTGTGGTGCAGTACTTGGTACAGTGCTCGGATCGGAACTAGTAGTAAGTAAAGATAGCACAGTTGAATCAGTTCAAACAAGAGGCCCTAATCTTGTAGTTAAGTGTGGGTCATGTGGAACACAAAAGGTTTGGTACACTTCTGATCCTATTGTCCGATCAATTTATCAGCTTGTTGATGCCACTGTAAGTATAATGGCAGCAAGGATGATGAAGGAAATCGGTGAAAAATCGCATTAGAGCAAGTAAATTTGACAACTTGCACATTAATGTAATTGTAGTTTATTGAGGTGTTATATGTATACAACCAGTAAAAGTGGGCAGAGACTAAATGTAGTAAGTGGTTTAGGTACGAGAACTGGAACCATTATTGATAGATTTTTATCTGAAGAAGATACAGCAAAGTTACACGATAGATGGCAAGATGATTGGCCTGAACGAACCTCACATAGGGGTGGAACAGAAACGCTTATGTGCAAAGACATTATAGAAGTCGGTTATGGAAAACTGTCCAAGGTTTATGGCCCTCACTTTGCTAAAAAGTTACTTGCAGTAGCAGAGGAAAATAAAACACATGTCAGATAGAACAGTAAGAAACAAGGTTATTGGCGTTCCGCTAACAAAACACTACAAGAGTAGTGATCCTGGCGAACCTTTAATTGTTAGAGGGAAATTTACCTCCGACAACATAGACGAAGTTGGTGACGTTATTACAAGGGAAGCTACTGAAAGGGCTATACCAAAGTATAAACAGTGGGGCAACATCAGGTATATGCACCAGCCTCGACCAGTAGGAAAGGTTTCAGCTATTGGTAAAGGTGACGGATTAGATTGGAACGAAGTAGAAATTAAAGTTATTGATCCACAAGCAGCGTTTGAAGTAGAAAATGGTTTACTTAGTGCATTGAGTGTCGGCATTGCTATTGCACTAGACGACATTGAAATGACTGAGAACGGTGGCTGGATCATTAATGATTATTCATTGGCAGAAATTTCATTAGTAGACCATCCAGCTAACTATGATGCTAAACTTGATTATAATCTCATGACTGATGATTTTCGTATGGCAGCACGTGAGATGGGTATGGTATCTGCTATTAAGAAATTTGGTCTGCCAAAAACTCAAACACAAGACATAGAAAAGTCTCCAGAGTGCAGGCAAGAAGGCGAATCCGTTGATGATTGTGTATCCAGAAAGATTCCTGAGATCATGAATGATGATCCAGAAATGTCACAGGATCAAGCAATCGCCATAGCGCACAGTATGTGCGAAGAGCCTTGCTCGGAGAAAAGTAAGTCTATTATCAAGGAGGATGCTATGCCTGACACTCAAGAAAATATCTTAGAAGAAGAGGTAACCGAAGAGGTTACACAAGAGGAGAAAGACTTAGAAGTTGAGGAGCCTGTTGCTGAAGCTGAAGAGGTTATCGAAGAAGAAGATAAAGACCTTGAGGCTGAGGTAGAAGCTGAAGCAGAAGTCGATGAAACCGCAGAGGTTGAAGCCGATGTGGAAATGTCTATTGACGAAGAGGCTGAAGAGGAAATCGAAGCCGAAGCTATCGTTGAAGACGAAGACGAACCTGCTCCTGAATTTGTTGAAGCTGGCGCTTTTGCAGATTTTGCCAACGCAATTGTTACAGCTTTAGAGGACATTAAGAAGTCACTAGAGGTTACCGCAGAGGTTCCCCAGGCCGAGGAACAGACGGTTGACGAAGTTGACGAGACTGATGTTTCTGAAGTTGACGAATTGAAAGGTACTATCGAAGCGCTGTCTGAAAAAGTTGAGGCTCTTACTACTGAGCTTGCAGAACTTAAAAAGCCTGCAAACCGAAAGTCTGCCGTTAAACCCTTAGAGGTAGAAGAGGAAGTAGTAGATAGTGAGGAAGAAGTGGAAGTTGTTGAGGAGCCTAAGTCATTACGTGAGGCTGCTGAGCGTTTCATGAAGACTCGCTAATAAACTAAACTAAAAATTTAAATAACGAGGTGTTATTATGGCCGAAATTAACGTTAAGAAAAACGTTGAAACACAACTTCAGAAGGCCTTAACCTCTGCTGGCGATGGGGCTGCTCTTAATCCTTATGATCTAGACCCTATGCTACACGAGGAACTTTTGAAGCTGCAACCGCTTGCAGAGCTTATTGATATTAAGCCTGCTGGTGGAAAGACCCACGAGTATAATGTACGTTCTAGCCACCCACAGGCTTGGTTCGAAGGTGAAACAACTCCTGCTAACGCTAAGAACAGCGTGTACGCACGCAAGACCGTACAGACCAAAATCCAAAGGATTTGGGGTTCTGTAACTGGATTTGCACAGGCTGTTGACGCTGCTTTCATTGATGCGTTTGCTACCGAACTAGAAGGCTCTGTTGAGGGTATGGCTAATATCCTTGAGTACGGCTTCCTATGGGGCGCTGCTACAGATCAGGGATTCACAGGCGACGCATACCAATACAGTGGTTTGTTCCCAACTCTGTTGAACAACGCTGTTGGTAATGTTATTGACGCTGGTGGAAACAAGATTGCTCTTGGTGATCTAGACGAAGCTATTGCTAAAGCTGCTGCATTTCGTGGCGTTCGCAACGACCCAAAGATGTGGGTTATGAGCACACGTATGCGCCAAGTTGTTGATGGCTTGCAGTCTGCTGTCCAAATTCCTATCACTAGCATTGATCTTGCTGATGGTAAGATTCGCATGAACGCATATGACGACATTCCTATGTTGGAGTCTGACTATGTTGCACCTTCTGGTGTAGGCACAAGTCCTGCTGACTTGGCTGCTGTTGAAGATAGTGGTAATGGTGCTCTAGCTGCCGATACGTACTACTACAACATTTCTTCTGTGTCTGTATATGGCGAGGAAATCGCTGGAACAGAAGCTAACGTAGCCGTAACTGGTGGTTCTGATGCTATTGATCTTTCTTGGACTGCTGACGCTAATGCCGTTCTCTACATGATCTGGAGAGGACTAGCAACTGGTAATGCTAACTTGCAGTTACTAGACATTATTCCTGCTTTAACCTACAATGCTGAAGGTACTGTAAATGGTACTGTAGCAACTTATAAGGATACTGGCGCAAGAACTCCTGTTGCCATTAAGCCTTTGAGCACTGGTGAGCAGAACATTTTCTTAGTAAACCGCAACAGCACCAGGGGTGCAGCTATCCTTGGCTTGGTTGACGATATGGGGCGACCACAGGATCAATTGTTCCGCTTTGTCGAACTTGCTCGTGTGAAGGATACTTACGACTATATGATGAAAGGTTACCTTGCATCACGTTTCGTACATCCTAACTTGTTTGCTCTTGTTCGCCACGCTAAGTTAGCATAAGCGTAAATTTGAACCCGCATAAGAATAGAATGGAAGCCCTGTCTCTTTGGGATGGGGCTTCTTTATCTTTTAACATAGTATGCGATTGTAGTTAGTAGTATAAACTTAGACAAAACGGAGTGTACTATGGCTTGGACACTATGTACAAAAGAAGATGTAACGTCACTGTATCCGATAGATGAAGCTAATCTTGATGATACATGGAGTGAACTTGTTGAGGGGCTTATCAGAACATATAAAGGCACTCCTTATCTAGGAATTGCAACAACTGTAACAGATGAGTATCACAATGGCGTGGAAGGAACAGATATTATTACAGTTAAGAAACCCCCTATCAGTTCAGTAACTAGTGTTACTGTTGATGGTGCTCTACTAACTTCAGCAGACTACATTGTTTACACTCATTCAATCCAGCTTATATCACGTACAATTAAAGAGGGTAGAGCTAACGTAAAGATTACTTATGTTTCTGGTACGCCAGGAACTAGCGATGATCCTAATGTTAGGTTTGCTGCTATCGCTATGATCATAGCCATAATTAACTATCGTGGTAGGTTGGGATCAGACTCATCTGTAAAGTTTGCTAGTGCAGTTCCAGAAGAGGGGCAGGTAAGCCCTAATATAAACGTTGGTCTTGTTACGCACCTTAGAGCTATTATGAAGGGTTTCCTACGCAGAGAAAAAGTAAGGGTTAGATTATAATGCCAAGTTTTTCAAATGTAGAGTTAGATGTAAAGTTGGATGTTTCTGGAATGAAGACTATGGTAGGTCAGTGGGATTTCTCGGAGGCAATGAACAACACGCTGGTATCTCCTGCTGTTGCTCTTATGGCTGCTTATTCACATAGGAAGTTGACTGAGGAACTTAGCTGGTCGGGCTGGTCGCAAGTAGCTGCTTCTGGAAAATCATCAAGAAACTTATTTGTTGCAAAAGTTAAAGGTGTTGGTTCACTGTCAGATGCTTCATATGCTATATATGAAGGCGATGTAACTAATGCCAATGCTATTATGAGGCTTGGTGGAAAGAAACAGAAAAGACCACCAGTACAAACTATTAAAGCATGGATTTATCAAAAAGGCTTATCGAGATTTGGTAACGCTATACAAACTATAGTGCAAACAGGAACTAGTATGAACCGTGCAGCTAATCCTGTTGAAGAACTTGCTTGGAGAATTTCTGGAGGAATAGCTAGAAAAGGTACATCTGTGGATCACAAGAGACTGTATCCAAAGGGGCAGAAAAGATTTGATTATGTTGCGTATATGGTACAGCAGCGTGGTATGTTAAAGGAAGCTGCCAAAGAAGTAACATATGATCTAGGGTTAACAAGATGGCCCTCATTTGTTGCTTACTTACGTACTGGTAAACATGGTAAGGGTAGTAAAGTTGTTGCAAGTACAGTTATGGGTAAAGCAAACAGAACATTCTAGGAGTTATTAATGAGTTTATATGAAGACGTTGAGGCTAAAATAACTGAGAAGTTTGTTGCAAACACTGCTCTTGAATTTAAAGAGGAAGCTTGCACTAATGACATAGATAGTTTAATAAGGGTAATAGGGCCTCCAGATGGTGAGAAGAATGGGGTTCTCTATGTATTTGGTGGTGGTGCTAGGCCTCCAGAAGAGCCGTTCGGAAGTGCTGGCGGTAAAGGAAGAATTTGGAAATGGCGTTTAGGTTTTATATTTTTTGTAAAGTACCTGGGAGACTCTGTTCAAATAGAAACAGATATTAGAGAGTTTGCCGATGTTGTTAAAGGTTTGCTGGATGATGATCCAAGACTTGGTGATACGGTAGTGTTTGCAGAAATACAAAACATTGATGGGCCTCCAGAAGAGGTGCTAATAAATGATTTTCCTTTCATGTCTTTCACTGCTACTATGGAGTTTTGGGAGAAAATTTAGCAAAACATTGTACAAGTCAATTGTAGAATTAAGAGAGATTTAGAAAAGATGAGACTTCTCCTACGAGTGTGAGATACAGGAGGTGCATATACATATTTAGGAGGAACTTAAAATGAGTGCAATAGTTGGAATTGACGCACGAGTAGATTATTCTACGGATTTGCTAACACCTTCATGGACAGCGTTCACGGAACGTAACGAGTTTTCGATCAATGTTAGTGTTGATGTTGCAGAGCATAAGCCTTTCGTAGCCAGCATTTCAGATGCTTGGGTAGAGAAGGCAAGAACATGGATGAGTTGGTCTGGATCATTATCAGGCTACCTTGACACAGCCAATGACTATATCTTTGATTCAGTTGTTGCAGGTGAAATTCTTTTGCTTCGCTTCTATGACACACGAAATGATTTGACTCGTTATTGGGAAGGTCAAGCAGTTTTAACATCTGTTGATCATGGCACTACTACCGACGACTTCGCAACACTATCTGTTGACTTCGAAGGCAACGGTGCTCTATCAAGAACTGCTCCATAATAGTGCTTGATTAATACAGATAAATAATACTAAAAGCCAAGACTGTCCACTAGGCTGTCTTGGCATATTTATATACTTTAGGAGTGAGAAAAATGTCTGAACAAAAGCATATTGTAGTTGTTGGTGATAAAGAGTATGAGCTTATTAAGAAAGGTTTAGCACAAGCTGAGCAAGTAACTAACTTATCAAAGTGGTTAGCAACTTACGGTCTTCCTATCTTTGAAGAACTATCTGGTGGGGATGACGATACAACTAATACTGAGTTGTTTAAGGCAGTCTTAAATAATCTTTCTACTGATGCCTTAATACAACTTTTTGTTTTAGTAATAGGCTGTTCAAAAAGAGTTGCAGAACAAGAGTTCGACATTGGTATACTGGTTGATTCCATTTTAATTATTTGGGAAGAACAGCCTGGACTAAGGAACTTAGTAAACCGTTTTTTCTCCACTCAAAACTAAGAGAAAAGCACGGTGCTATTCTGCACGAAATTCGTAGAGCATACGGATGGACTGACGAACAAATACTAGACCAAGTTGAATTATGGGGTGCTGAGTGGTTGTTGGAAACCTACAAGTTTGTTATGGAAGGTGAACAACGGGAGTATAAAACACTAGCTATGTTAGCCCCGTTACATAGGAGTCCTATGTCAAAGAAAGAAGCTGACTCCTTAAAGCGTTATTCAGAGAGTGTTCATAAAGCGTTGGACAGTCTAACTCCTTGGAAGAGTACTATGCAGTCTAGAATAGAAGCAGCAAAAGCTCGTGGGTTAAAGCCTGGAGAGGTTGTTGTTCAAATAGACTCTGGAGACAGTGCACTAAATCCTTTGTTTAAGGGTGCTAAAATAGCTGGTAAAGGATAACGGAGTTAACTGTGGCAAATAAACAATTAAATGCGGTATTAATATTTGGTGGAGATGCCTCTAAAGCGCTTAGCGCAGTAAATAGTCTTAATGATACCGTCAACAAACTTAATACAACCGTAAAGGGTATGGGAAAAGCAAATAAAACTGCTGCTACTAGCTCAGCTAGTAGTTGGTCTGGTTTTATGAATGTTATTAAAACCCTTGGGATGGGTGTACGAGGTCTTGTTGACGGTTTCCGTTTAATGACTCAAGGTATGATGAGTGCTGGTAGGGCAATGACATTCTTTGTAACTATTCCATTACTAGGATTTTTAAGACAAGCCAGCACAAATGTTATGGGCTTTCAGGATGGCTTGATCAGGGTAGGAAAGACTACCGAAATATCAGGTAAACAACTTGACGACCTTGGGCAAGCAATTAGAGACATTTCTCTTAGTGCGCCTACCGCTACAGCAGACTTACTTGCTATGGCTGAACAAGCAGGACAGTTAGGCGTTAGAGACCCAAAGGGAATTATTGAATTTATTCGTTGGATGGAAATAATGGCAACATCTACCAACATTTCTGGTGATGAAGTCGTTAATACAATGGGTAAGATTTCTGCTGCATTTGGTTGGAACATTAACGAAAGTGTAGATCAAGTAGCTAGATTAGCTAACGTAATGAACATTCTAGAAAACCGAACGGCTGCTACTGCTGGTGAAATTGCTGATGCTTTATTTAGATTTGCTCCAGTTGCTAACCAGTTAGGTATACACGCTGCTGATGCTGCTGCTTTATCTGCTGCACTAATCTCTCTTGGTGTATCTGCTGACTCTGCTGGTACTCGTCTTGGTACTATGTACATTAAGATGACACAGAACGCAGACAAATTTGCTGTACTTGCATCAAATACAGAACAGTATGCCACAGAACAGGATGTGTTAAATGCTATTAATGAGGATGCTGTATCGGTTCTTGGTGATTTAATAACAATGATGGAGGCAGAAGATAACAGAGCAAAGGCTCTTGCTGAATCATTTGAATTGGTTGGTATACGTGGTGGTCGTGCTCTAGGTGCTTTAGCAAGTGGTGAAAGCACTCTTAAAGACGCTATTAAAGAAGCCAGAATGGAGTGGGAAGAAGCTGGATCATTAATTGAAGAGTACAATAGGCAGCTTGAATCTGCAAGTTCTCAAATGCAGATTTTAAAGAACAATGTAAATGATGTAGGTTTATCATTTGCTAATAGTTTATTACCCGCAGTTAACAATGCTATTCAACTATTGATCCCAGGAATAAGAAAACTGTCTGACTATTTCAAGCAACTAGATGATAGAACTAAACTTATAATTGTTGCTGCGTTAGCCTTTGCTGTCGCATTAGGCCCTGTTTTGTTTATGGTATCACAGGTAACTTTTGGTTTCTCTATGTTCTTGCTAGGTATTATGAAAGCTGCTCAAGGTATTTTCTGGACTATAAAAGGTTTAAGTTTACTTGGTAGTGCACTAGCTGCTGCTAATGGGTGGGTTATACTACTTGTTGCTGCTGTTGTTGGTGGATTTATTTTATTGCTTAAAGTAATATCAAGTGCTGGAGTAGATATTGCAGATTATTTTAGGCAGTTGGGGAACAAAGCAAAGGCTTGGGGAGAAAACCTAGCTGCAAACATAGCTAATGGTTTTGTTGCTGGAGCAATAAGATATATTGTTGCTGCTATACAGTGGGTTGCCAACTTAATTGCAAGTTTCTTTGAAGGGCACTCACCACCTAAAGTAGGCCCCCTATCTCATATTGATGAGTGGGGTAAAACCTTAATTGATACTTTCTTTAGCGGAATGATGAAGGCAGATTTTGATATATTAAAGCGTGTATCAAATGTTATTCAAAATATATTTAAGAACCTATCCCTTAGTAAGTTGATGGGAGAGAAAGCTCAGTTTAAGAATTTGCTACAGGCACGCCAAGATTTAGCTAAACTTCTTTCTATATTTAGGGATACGGGTAAGATTGCTGAGGACGTACTTAATGACGTTGTTAAAAATTTAGGAGAAGCAGCAGATGAAGTAAAGACATTAATTAAGTTAGAACTTGAGTACATGAAGATTAATGAGGAATTAGCTAAATTAGAAGAAAGACGTGCACAAACACAAGAAAACTTTGCTGATACTATAGATGATATAGCTTCTGGTGGTGGAAGTCCAGCAGAAAGAGTTAAAGCAATAAGGCAGGCAGCTAAAGAACGTGATAAAGAACTAAAGAAAATTGCTGACGAAGAAAAAGAACTAGAGAAACAAAAGAACCAAATTGAAGAACAGCTAGAACTTCAAAGAGCTATGATCGAGGCTATGCAAGAACAGGATGACATTCAAGCTAGACTAATAGATTCTATTAAAGCTCTGGCTGGAGCTATTGGAGATATAGGTGGAGGCTTTCCTGAAATTGAGGCTGGAGGAATGTTCGGTGATCTTCCTGATGTTCAAGAAATGCTTGATGAATTGGGTACTCCTATTATTGAGTTTGAAGCTAAGATAAAATCAAAGGAAGGTATATGGGATGCCTTCTTAGCTGGAATAAGGGGAGAAAAAATAGGTGGTGATCTCCAAGAATTGTTTGGTGTTGCCGATGAAGACGTAGCACTACTTGCTAAAGCATATGACTGGGGATTACAAATAAATAGTGCCTTTACTACCGTTAAAGGAACATGGGAAACCATTAAAGGTATATGGGATTCTGCTGTAAACACACTTACTGGATTTTCAACTGAAGGAATAGAAGTTCCTGCTGGTGTAGCTGAAGCATGGGCTTTCTTAGGCAGTGTATGGGAAGGTGTTAAATCAACTTGGGAAGAGTTTCAACCATTAATACAATCAATGGGAGAAATTTTTGGTAAAAACTTTGAGGCTATAAAAGAGGCAATTACTGGTACACTGCAACCAGCGTTTGATTCTCTTAGTGAAGCCTGGGCTAGAATAAGTGGTGAAGGTGGTGCACTACAACCAATACTAGAAACATTGGGGCAATATTTTGGGTTTATCGCTACTGGTATAGGAGAGATTGTAAAAGTATGGGCTAAAGTTAGTCTAACTGCTGGTTTTGCATTACTTATTGGTATTATTAACGTAGTTGTTGGTTTAGTTACATCATTTATTGAAACAATTATGTGGCTAGCCGAACAGTGGACAGTCATGGTAGAGGTATTAGGAAACTCTAGTACCTCACTTAAAGAAAAGATAGTTGCCATTTTCACCTTTATGTTCCAAGCTATAATTGGTTGGGTAATTCACTTTGTTGAAACAATCATACAGTACTTTATAAACTTATTCCAAGCTCTTGTTGGTGGTAGTATTATTCCAGATATGCTTAATGCTATGTTGTCGTGGTTTACAACTATGCTAACACAGATATTAACTTGGGTTATGGGTTGGATACAAATGCTTATTGGAGCTTGGGCTGCTATATGGGGAGCACTTCAAGCAGCAGCAGGCGCTGTATGGTCAGCAATATTAGGAGTTATTTCTACTGCATTATCTGGTATTAGTAATGCAATTCTATCAGCATTAAATAGGATTAAAACTATATTTACTGTTGTGTGGAACGCAGCTAAAGTTATAGTAGTTGGTGTGTGGAATTTAATAAAGTCTACTATCATGGGTATAGCTACTGCTATAGCTTCATTCTTAGTAGCTAAGTTTAATGCTATTAAATCAAATATAACTGGAACATGGAATCAAGTCAAAGCGTACTTTAATATGATTTGGTCAGCAATAAAAGTAATATTTACATCAGTACTAAATGCTATAGTAAGTACAGTTCAATCTTCAATGCAGAATGTGGTAGCAAAAGTCAAAGGTATTGGTGGACAACTAAAAGCTGCTGGTGCTAGTGTAATGGAATCCTTGCTAGACGGTATCAAGTCTATGGCTAATAGAATTATGGACTATGTTTCTGATCTTGCAAAAAAAATTATTAAGAAGCTTAAAGATGCTTTAGACTTTCATTCTCCATCTAAGATATTTATTGAGATGGGAGAAAACGTTTCTTTAAGTTTAGCAATGGGTATCAAAGCTGGTATGGATGATATTTCATTTGTTGGTGGAACTAATAGACTAGCTTTACTTGATGCCTTAGCACGTCAAAATTATCCTGCCGTTACTTATGGTGGTGTTCCTTTTGCTGCACCAGAGAGTGCTGTAAAGACTATTAATATAAATATTAATGACCCTGTAGTAAGAGATGATGATGATATTAATACCATAGTTGAAGAAGTTAAGAAAGCAATTGAGGAAGACACCTCATTAGGATACCGATATTTAGGAGCATAACATGGCATATATAGCTGAGATTAGTACATTAAACACAACCATAGATTTTATTGGTAGTAACTATTACCATCTTGAAGATGCTGGTGTTATTATACATCCAGTGGATGAAAAGATAAACTGGACTTCTTCGCCTGATGGAGATGTTCCAGCAAATGTATATCAAGAAGGTAGGAAAGTAGAAATTATAATTTCTGTTCTTGATACTACTAGATATAATGTATGGACTAGGATTTCCGTCATAGAAGATTTGCTTAGACGAGCTACAGATTATTATTTAGCTGGTGGTAGAGCAGCAGATAGAACAGAATTTAAGTTTGCTTTTGACCAAGGTACTCCTAGTTACTTTGAGGTTCTTTATGGAAAAATTAAACTACCTAAAGATATTATGTCTGTTAATCAGGTGTTGCAGGATGCTGTAGATGGTTATTACAAAATAAAGAACATAACTATAGAACTTTTATGCAAACCAAGAATTACAAAGTACTCTCCTGTTGATGGTACTCCAGCGTCTGTTTCTTTAAGCAATTGTCACGGTAATAATATTACTACTGGTATACAAGTAGATAATACATGGGATAGCAGTTATTGTCATTATGTTTCGTTTGGCAACTTACAGGGAGACATGCCTTTACCTACAATAATAAAGATTAAATATAATGGTAGTGCATATGGTTCAGTAGGCAAAGTATTTATTGGGTCTACTATAAAACAATACATAAGTGCTCCTGACTATATTTGGGAATTAGAAGATACAAATGCTTATACAAATTACTTTGGTAGCATAACGCACAGTGGTCAGACAAACTCACACTATTCTGATGGTGAAGCAGAATTAGTTACACTTCCTGCAAATGAGACTGTTCAACCACTATGTTATCAAACACAAGGAACTATTAAAGAAGGCATATTTAGAGCCTTCTTAATATCAGGAAGTACTACATTTCCAGAGTCAACAGCTTGGCAATTAAGGCTTTCACAAGTTCAAACAGGTACTTCAAACTTGGTTGGTAAAACTATTTATGGTGAGCGTGTTGTTCCTATTGGTTATCACTCAAGAACAGACACATCTTATATAGTTGATCTTGGTATGTTTATACTACCTCCAACACTACAAGGATTGCCAGATATTATGGGGGCAGGAGAACAAAGTAAATGGCTTGCTACTCTTCACGGTTCCTCTACTTCTGGATCAACACAGCAAGTGTCTCTGGATAGACTATTCTTTATGCCAATAGATAAAGGGTTCAGAGTTTTAGACTTGCACTCAACTCCTTTGGGGTACTATACTATACAGGATCAAATTATTGATGACGGATGGCGAGGTTTTGCATATATGGAAGATGACTCAGCTAGCCATTACTATCAGGATAATGTAGATGCTTTCTTTTCTCCTATATTTTTAGAACCAAACAGGCTAAACTGCAAGATATTTTTCTTATTTGAAGATTATGGTTTTGGGCCTGCCGATAGAATGGCTCCTAGGGATATGGGAGCGACTGTGACGGTATATTATTTACCTTCCTACAAGCACTCAGTATATTAACAAGGAGCTACTATGGGCGTACTACAAGGTGATCCTTTCACGTTAGCATTATACAATGATTTTGACCTAACAATACAAGATGTTGCTTTTGTATCATCTGTAACTAGTGGTACTTTTGAAACACACTTAGATGGTGGCTTTGGAAAGTGCTCTGTAACATTGGATATACGTGCAGAAATGTCTAACTATTTATATACAAAAGCTCTTGGAAAACGTTGTAGATTGTACGCTGTTGACGGTAGTATTGTTCACGAAGGAAGAATAGAAAGGTCACAGTTATCAGAAGATCAACTAACACTATCTTCTTTGGGAAACTATATTATAGGCAACGATACGTTGATGGGTCTTATTTATCCGACGAGTGTTCCAACATCTGCTAGTGATATTATTATTGATGCTATATCGTTAATAAGCGTGTGGAAGAAAGGAGAAATAGAAATTACTACTACAGACATTACTCCTCTAGATTTTTTTGGAGACGTTAAAGTAAACCAGGCTATTAAAGAAGTTGTAAAGTTTGGTGATGATAGCACACCTCCAGATGCTCTACACTTTCAGGTATGGGAAGATGGGCTATGTAACCTAGTCGCAGAACCGCCAGACCTTAGCGAAGAACTTCCAAAATTTATAGTAAAAGTTGGAAAGGATAGGGCTAGATATAGTAGTACACTTAGTATAGAACAGGTATACAACAAAATACAGGCTATATATGATGATGAGGATGCTGGTCAAACATTTACAGACCCATTTGAAGAGGACGCACAAAGTCAAGAAAACTGGGGTGTAAGAGAGGGAACTATTAATGCTGGTCAAGTAAGTGAGGCTGTTGCAATATTAGTGGCAGAAATCGCACTAGCTGCTCATAGTAGACCAGAACAAACAAGAGGTTTAACTATAGATGCAACAAATGACAGTGTTGTTCTTGGTCATAAGCCTGTATATCTTATAAGGGCTGGTGATATTATATCTATAGATGATTCTAGCCGTTTTGGTATTACTGGGCTATCAGTACCTCCTGCTGGTTCAGGTACAACAAAGGCTATTGTAGCAAAGACAAGTTATAATATAAGCTCTAGAACAATGACCTTAACCCCTGGATCAAAAACACAGTCATTTGATTTGTTATTAGCTCAGCTAGGTTTTAGTGGAGGATCAGTTAACTAATGATTTCAAGAAATGATATAGAGAGACTAAAATCATATTTTATTACAACGAGGGGTGACAATATTGCACAGGGAGAAATTACCCCAAAGACTACTGATACCTATGATCTTGGTAGACCAGCACAAAGATGGGATACTATCTATGCTAGTGCTGTGGTGGCAGACTCATTATCAGGAACTCCTACTGGATCACATAGCGGTCTTGCTGGTCTTGATCAAGATGATCATACCCAGTATGTTCATATATCTACTGCTAGAACTATTACTGCACAACACTCATTCTCTCCAGGCACAACAACCGCACCATTTACTTTGGGAGCTAATGCTCAAGGGCAAGTTGTTACAGGTTTGCTAGCAGACCATGTTAATAAGGAAGTTATCGCTGGTCTTGGTTTAACTGGTGGTGGTCTTCTAACTACTGGTTCATCCATTACTTTAACAGTATCTCTAGGAACTGGTCTTGGTTTTAATGGAGACAATATTGAATTAGCTTTTTCTGGAACACCTACTACTATAGAGCCAGATGATGTTGCTGCTGGAGGTTCGTCATCATATGCTGCTCGTGTTGATCACGTTCATTCCATTGTTGCAGCAAGCGCTTCTGGACTTGATGTTACTAGTTCGTCAGCAGAAGGATCAGCTACTAGTTTTTCTAGGAGTGATCATACACACGCTATCAGTACAAGCTCTAACCCATCTACTACAGCAGCTATACTAGCAACTAACAGTAGTGGACTTTTACAGCTAATAGGGTTGGGTTTAAACATGTCACCGTCATCCTCACAACCTCTTAGGGTTCAACATACTACAGCACCATTAAGACTACAATATGACGATTCAAACTACTGGGATTTTTATATAAATTCTGGAGGTGATCTAACATTATACAGCCCTACAGGTAGCTTTACGGTCTCAGCAGCAGGTGACTTTATTTTTAATCTTACAGGCGACGACGTTCTTCCTAATAACAACTATGATATAAATCTTGGTTCTGTAAACAAAAAGTATTTAACTTTATATGCTGCGGAATTACGAGTAGAAACGCTAGTTGCACAAGATACTATTGCTACTATTGGTGGCAGAGTATTAGTAGGGCCAACAACTACATTTTCACAAGACTTACCAGCAAGCTCAACAAACTTAGTAGAACAGTATGTATCAAATCCTGGGTTTGAAACTGCTGGAGGTGGTGGTGCTGATGTATTTGCAAACTGGACTGAAAATGCTGGTGATGGTAGTATTGTTCGAAGTACTACTAAGTATGCTGGTACATATAGTGCAGCACTTACTGCTGGAGCAACTCGTGTTACAAATGTATATCAGACTCTTTCAGTAACAGCAGAAGATACTTTAGTATTTTCGTTTTGGGCAAGGGGTTCTGGTGCAAATACGTCACCTCCAAGATTTAGGGTGTATGATGTTACAAATACTAGTGAAGTTATAGCATTAACAACAATAGAAAGTTATGATAATACTTCTACCGATTGGTTCTTTAATAAATATGTTGTAACTGTTCCAGTGGGCTGCTCTAGTTTGCGTATATTTTTTTATTGTCCTGATACAAGTGCAGACATAGCTTACTTTGATGATGTTTTAGTAATGAAAGGCAGACTTATTTATGTAGAGCACGCTAATGCTTTTTCTGTTGGAGATATATTATACTCAGAGGGTAGTGGTAGTGTTGAATTTTTCTATGTTGTTGATGATGACCTAGGAGGATCAGGTATATATTTTGTACAAAGAAATCTTGATGGTACTGGATATAATAGCTGGTATGCTGGAGATGCCATATTTAATACTGGTAATGTCGGTTATGGGTTTATTGATCTTTATTCATATGATTCTATTCTAGGGTCTTCACAAACTGGGCCTACTATAGTGGGGTGGGTTAGAGATACTGAATGGTATAGTGACCTATCATCACGTTGGGCAATAGGTAATCTAGATGGTTTATATGGTTACGCAACTGATACATACGGTGTAGGTATAGGAGATTACGCTTCTGATGAGTACTTAACCTTTGATCCTACTAATGGCTTGCGTTTTTATACTAGTGCTGGTGGACTAGATATAGGCGTTTCAGGGATTAGGTTTAAATTAGCTGCTGACTGGGTAGCAAATAGAAAGATTAGTTGGTATGACAGCAACAACGATGAAGTAGCTTATCTACTGGGTAGGATTTCTTCTGGATATGGAGTAGATATACAGCTTCAAGCAGACGCAACTCAAACCTCTATGTCTGGTGTTCTTAATGGTTCTGTAACATTGTGGGCTAATGCTCCAGCTACAGGAACTCCTGCTGTTTATCTTCTAGCACAAGGAACTGTTTCTACTGCATCATTAGTTATTTATGGTGGTACGTCAACCAGCACTAACCGTATACTTTATACAGCAGGCTATAATCAATTTATTGGGCCTATTTATCTAGTAGATGGTAATACAAAAATTACAGAAGGCTCTAATAATGCCATACGTTTAGAAACAAACAGTGGGTATATTGATATAGGAGCACAAAGTACTTCATACGGGCATATTTATACTGATAGAAACGCTTTCTTACTTAATAAACACTTATACATACCAAGTAGCTATGGTATTTATGTTGGAACTTCTACTGGTGCTACTGCAAATGATTTAAGAGTAACTGCTGATATTGCTGCTGGTGGTGGACTATATATTGGTAGTGCAGGGTCTAATCCTGTCTCTGGTTATATCAGTGTATCAAATACAATTAACATTAGTCAGTCTGCTGCTTGTAAAGTAAATAAATCTACAGCACATTCTCATGCTGGTGGTGGGTGGGAGGTAATAAGTTTTGACGTAGAATGGCAGGATACTTATAACTGGCATAGCAATAGTACAAACCCAACTAGAATAACACCAACTCTTGGTGCTGGTTTATATATTTTTGGTGGACAGGTTCAATTTGCATCTAATTCAACAGGGTTTAGAGGAGTAGCACTTAGACAAAATGGAAGTACTGTTTTTGCTAGATCATTACACACTGCTAATAACGGACTAGTTCACGATGAGGCAGTTACTGGTATGATCTACTTAAACGGATCAACTGACTATGTTGAATTACAAGCATATTGTAATGCTGGAACAACTGTTAGTATCAACAGGGCTTTATATTATTCACCAGAGTTCTGGTGTGCTCGTGTTGTATAGGAGAGAGAGATATGGAAGGGTTTAAGCCTTATGGAAATCAAGTACCTACAAAAGTTAGGGAAATTAGAATTAATGTTGAGTCTGTAATTGAAAAAGTTTACGATGATCTTGGTGATTTCACTGAAGTAGAAACTGAAAATCTTATTGCTTACGCTGTTGTTGAGGATCAAGATGGAAATATCATGGCTCAACATGAGGCTGACTACCAAAGATTAATATCTCTTGGTCTTATGACGACACAGCAACTACAGACTATACAAACGTTTATACAAAATTTTCGTGATAGTGTTGAGGCATCTATACTGGCTCCATAAGTCTTGACAATTTTAGATTTTTGTGGTACAATTAATATTACTATGTTTACTGGAGGTTAGAATGTCATATAATTATTTTACATACGACTACCTGTATGAGATTGAAGGAGCAGACATATCTACATGGCAGCAATCAGAGGGCGAAAGGATTGATTGGGATTTATTGTCAAGTAGGGTTGCATTTCTTTTTCTTCGAGGATTATACACAAAGTATTTAGATTATGATTTCGAGGACTACTACAATAATCTAAAGAACTATCCTATGCTACCTGTGGGGTACTATCAGTACTTAAAGGTACGTGGTTCAAGCACACGGATGAAGACACAATTCGAGAAGCTACAGTGGTTAGTGGATCAGTACGGTATGCCAGCACTTGGTTTGGTTTTGGATATTGAGGAAAATCCAGATAATCTTTCTAAGACTGTCTTTGGTGATGTGCTTGCCAAATATTACAACTGGTGTTTCCAAGAATGGGGAGAAGAGCATATTACAACGTACACTAGAACTACATTTTGGGATTATGTACTTCGTGGTTACAAGACCGATTACCCAAAGAAAACAAAGCTGATGATCGCTCGTTATCACGACGGTATACCCGTACCATACGATAGTGTTATTGGATTGCCTGCTGATTGGAAAGATGTTAACAATCCAGTGTACGGAACTAGGTGGCACGTATGGCAACACTCTGCCGATGGTAATGGTTTAGGCGACGTGTTTGGTGTAGCATCTGCTAGCATTGACCTATTAAGATTTGTTGGCGATAACGCAGCTTTCTATAAGATGTTTAATGGGGCTGTTCCGCAGAAGGTTGAGAATCCACTTCTTAAGGATGAGCCTGATCCACCTGATCCACCTGATCCACCTGATCCACCTGTACCATCTGATAAATGTATGGAGTTTGTAGTTACTACGGATACTTTGAATGTGCGTAGTAAACCAAGTACCTACGGTAGTATTGTAGGGAAGTTAAAGAGGAGTACTAAAGTTGTCCTAACTGAAAACATTCATGGTTATGAGGGTTGGGGCGAAATAAAAGAAGGTGAGTTTGCAGGCAACTTTATTGCTGTAAGCTATAGGGCGCAGAGATTGGCTGAGCCTGTAGAATAATTTTTTATAAGGAGAAAATATTATGGAATGGCAAGAAATTTTTACTATACTGATCACGCTTATCATCGGTGTATTGGGATCAGGACTGACTGAGTATTTCAAGAACAAGCTTGGTTGGGATGAGAAGGCAGCAGTTGTACTAACTGGTGTTATCGCTGCTGTGTTAGGTGCTCTTCAGATTTTCCTATCTGGTGCATTTGGTTTTGGCGATCTAACATGGGAAACACTGCCTGCTTTAATCGGCTTGATCTTTACAGCAGCAACACTATATTACAAGCTGTTGAAGGGTTCTGCTGTTAGCCTTTTTGGTAGGTATGGATCAGGATAAAAAGTCTAAATTTAGATACATCTACGCTGGCAGGGTAGACAATCTGCCCTGCCAGTATTTCTATGGAGTGAGAGATGACAATAAAAGCAACATTTAAAGAAATTCTGACAGCAAAACCAGCACTAGATAAACTTGCAACTGTAACAAAAATGCCAGCGAAAGCTAAGATTAAAGCTGGAATTGTTTTAGACAAAATTAATCTAGAGCTAGACATATTTACTAAAAGGCGTAATGCTTTATTGCAAGATTATGGTGTGCAGTTAGATGACGGTAATTGGTCTGCGTCTGTAGAGGATGCTGGAGAAGAAAAGAACAAGGAGTTTCAAGAAGCCATGTCAGTATTGCTTGACGAAGAAGTAGTTATTCAAACTAGCCCTATACCTATAGAGGTAGTAGAAGCAATTCCAGAAGAACATGACCCACTAAACGTTGGTGACTACATGACTATTGCCTTCTTAATTGACATGCCTGCTGACTAAGCAATTGTAGTATTAAGAGGTATAAATGAAAATAGAAGAGAAGACTCCTGTTAAAGATAAATGGTCTAGAAGGTTCTTTGATCGTTTCATAGCACCCCTACTAATAGCCGATCCATCACCTGTTGAGGCACTATTGTCTTTGCTTGCTTTGTGGTGGGCATTTGTTTTAATATTAGGAAGGACTTATGTCACAGGAACAGGATTCGAGCGCATCCTTAACATACATGGTGGTGTTGAGTTTTGGGCTGGAGTTTTTTTGTTTCTTGGCATAGCACTAGTATCGTCTAGGTTTGCGGGGTGGCTTAACGTTGAAAGAATTATTGTACTAGTATCCGTTGGAGTCTGGTCTTTTATGTCGGCGTTATTAATTACTCTTAACACAATAAGCTTTCCTGGCGGTACATACGCAATCGTCTCCATTCTCGGAGGATGGGCTTATTGGAGGTTAAGGTATGACTAACGAAGTATTATTTCCAATCATTGCTAGTTTAATCACGCTGATATTAACCAAAATCTTTGATCTATTTATGGCTAGCAGAAAGAATCAGATTGATACTCTTTCAACATCTTTAACTTCTATTGATGAGATTGCTGGCGCTGCTCAAGAAACTATCTCTTATCTAAAAGAGGAGATTTCAGACCTTAGATCAGAAAACAGAGAACTTAGAAAACAAGCTAAGGACAAAGATAATATTATAAAAGAGTTAGCTGAGCTAGCAAATGGTAAAGCTAAAAAAATATTGGAGGATAACTAATGGCTACTACTCAAATCACCGTACAGGATATTGTAAGAACAGGACTTGAGGCTACTTATTCAGCAGCAGCTTCTGGTGACGGAAATGTTTTTGACAACTCTCAGAAGAACACATTCGTACATATTGTTAATGGTGGTGGTTCTGATTGCACAATTACGATTCACACACCACAGGTTGTTGACTCTGACCTAGCTGTTGCAGATAGAACAGTTGTTTGTACAGCAGGTGAAGAGCGCTTTATAGGCCCATTTACTGGTTCTTATGAAGGCAATGATGCAGATAACAGCATCGAACGTGCTGTTAAATTAACTTACGATCAGGTTACATCAGTAACGCTTGCTGTTTTACGTGTACCTTAACCCTTGCTTTTCCAGAACTTTTGTGGTATAATACTGTTCTGGAGGTATAGATTATGGTAAATACTGACAAGCCTAGCGATCTATTTGACGTACTACCTGAAGACACGGCACAAGCTCTTGTAGACTTTGGCTTTCCAACTAGACAAAGTGTAGTTGAAGCCACATACAAAGAGCTTTATCCTTGTCCAGGCTTGAGAAAAGAAGACGTTCTTAAAGTAAAAGAACTATGTCGTGATGAGTTTGATAGAGCACTAGACCCTTTCATTCCTGTAGGTAAAGCTTATGCTAATACCTATGAGGAAGACTATCCTAGGAAAGCTGTGGCGTTAAACTTCAATGAAAACAAGATAACTGTGGGGGATTTCATTGCCTTGTATCACGCTATAAAAAATAGGGAAAACAACTAGGAGGCTATGTGACAAAACGAAGGCACAATCCACACACCTCTCTTTGGAATTTACTAACAGAAAAACAAAAGAGAGAACTAGCATGGCGCTACAAGAATGGCTTAGCAATTGAGGTTGAGGGGATAGCAGATAGTACCTTGAGACGCTATCTTAGAGCATGGATAAAAGAAACTGGTTATGAACCAGAACAGGACGAGGGCATGTTTAATGTTAAAGAATCCTCGACTGACGCTAATCACGCATCATTAACTTCATCTGATCCAAGAATTACCACGCTTGAAGAGTTGCTTGCTTTTTGCCAAGTTGACTTAGATGTTTGGGAAGTAGAGAGGCATGTAGTAAATAAATGGGAAACTCCCCGTAAAGATGTTAAAAAAGATATACACTGGGATGGCTCTGGAACAATTGGTGATGGGAGCTATGTATACGACTCTGGTGGTATGTATGTACAGCAGCTACTCCAAGTTAAAGCTTGGCTAATTCGTAAGAAACCAGTTCCTGTGTTTCCAGTAATTACTCCAGTGGAAATGCACGTATCTTATCCGCATACACAAAAAGAATTTAGTGCTCCTAAAGGTTTGGAGACTGCCCTTATTGTACCTGATACGCACTTTGGTTTTTATAGAGACTTATTTTCTGGTGAGCTAACACCTTTTCACGACAGAAAGGTATTAAGTATTGCTTTAGATATTGTAGCATCTTACAAGCTTGATAAAATTATTTTCCTTGGAGACATGCTTGACTTACCAGATTTTAGTGATAAGTTTCTACGATCTCCAGAATTAACACATACTACACAACCTGCTATATTTGAGGCTGCGTGGTGGTTGGGGATGATGCGTAGTGCTGCTGGTAAGAAGACCGAAATGTACGTTCTCCAAGGTAATCATGATGTTAGACTTGACAATGCTATTATCAAACAAATTCCAGCAGCATATACACTACAGTCTGCCCAGGCTATAGACGAACCAGAGGCGTGGAGTATACCTAGCCTGTTAGGTTTACAGAGTATGGGTATTGAGTGGGTTGGTGACTATCCTAATGGACAGGTATGGATCAACGATACCACTGTTGCAGTACATGGTGATATTGCTGGCGCTCCAGGCACTACAGCAATTAAGATGCTAAAAGATAAAGACTGTAATGTTATTTTTGGTCACATTCATCGTGGTGAAATGGCAAGCAAAACAATTTATGGTAGATATGGTTACTATGTTGTTGTTGCCTACACTCCAGGGGCTGCTTGTAAAGTAGATGGTACAGTACCTGGGAGAAAGAAAGATCAGCAATGGAGTCAAGGACTCGCTTTGGTGCACTATACGGAGGCTGATACCAATATTATTCACATACCTATTAATGAAGGACAAGCATTAGTTAATGGTACTGTTTATAATTCATCTAATGAGGAACTATACTTAGAAATGTTGCGTGAGCACGCAAAGAGCAGAGGAAAAAAGTATAGATACTAAATCATAAATAGATAAAGCAAAAACCCCTGGCTAAAAACCAGGGGCTTTTTGTTTCACCGCCGATCAAACTAATTAACAGTTGCCTTATACTCCTCCAACATTTTCTTGTAGTCTTCATTGAACTTGTGGACATATAGAGCAGCGTTTTGTAAGCTTTCGTCCTCCTCTGTTTTAACTTCAAACATATTACCGTCGCCGTTAGGATCATGACCACATAAGTACTCTATGACCATTGGGCCTGCGGTCTTATCTTTTAGTAAATAGCGCAGTTCTTTCCCAGGAAATAGTGCGTCTTCAGGAATTTTGTAGCTAAGCGCTTTTTCCATCCATTCTGGATTTACCTTTTCTGGTTCTTGCTTAGGAGCTTGTTGTTTTTGCGTTTGCTTAGCATCAGGTTTCTTTTTATCATCTGCTGGATCACTCTTAGTAGAACGAGCTTGCGCATCAGAGTCGGTAGCATCAGGGTCATCACCAGTAGCAACCATGAAAGTTTGTCGTAGAGCGTATTTCATAGCCCCTGTTGCAGCTTTATTAACACTTTTGTCACCAGAGTCTGCACCCTCACCCTGTACTTCAACAGTGACTGATTCACCAGAGTCAATATGCCCTATTGTAAACTGATAGGTAGCAACAATGTGGTTTTGTGTGTTACCCCTGCTGGTTTCGTAAGTTTCTACAACACGTTCCTTAACACCACTAGGAAAAATTACTAGCCCATTAGTCTTAAATAATGGACGTAATGCGTTAAGTAGATCATTCTCTGAATAGTAAGCATACTGCACCTTACCTTTCATTTGACCAGTTTTTTCTACCGATCCTAGTGCTTGCATTACGTTACCTATTGCTTTATATATGTTCTTCATTTAAGCCTCCTGTAGTAATTAATATTTTACCATACTTTTACTTAGTCGTCAATACCTGAGAATGATCTGATGGGGATACGTCGAACCAGATCGTCTAATATCTCTTTAGGTAATTCGTCCATTGTATCTGGCAGCAAGATGGTGTTATAGATTGATGAGATATACTGGTCATCATTTTCATCATATCCTTTCTTTATCATCTGTATAGCTAAGCCTCCTATATCATGATCCCAACCATAAGATATTTCTGGAGCATTTAAAATATCAACTTCAACCATCTCTCCAGCATCTCTAGCGCTATCGTGCATGGCAACTTCTTCTAAGATTTTCCTAATAGCAGGGATCGAGGCATCATACATATCCAGTATATCCTCTGGATTTCCCTCTTCTATAACACGCTCAGCTAATTCAAGTAGGTAGTCTTGCTCTTCCCCCGTTAAAACTTTCTTAGCCATAGACCTAGCTACTTCTGGGTCGATCTCTTTGATACTACCATCTTTATTATAGCTAGCAAGCTTTTCAATTGTTCTTGTTATCACCGAAGGTTTAGTTATTAATATTTTAAATGCCTCTTCAAGTGAGTACTCTAGTTTCATTAGTCTATCATATGCAGCAAAGCGCATAAAGACTAGTGCTCGTGATACGTGTGCTGATCTACAGAACCACCCCAAGAAATCTTCTTGAGTACCAAAGTTTTCACCACGTTCACTATCTGGATTGATTAGTGTTTGGTAGGTTTTAACTTGGACTGTTTCTGTGCCACCGTCTAGACTAGGTATTTCAACATCCGTGTAACTTTTAGCCATCATGTACAGACGAACAATACCACGTTCTCTTAGTACTTTAGATAGATTAATATCCCTGCTAGCTACACGAAGAGTATGTATTGGGTCACTACTAACAACTGGTATCCCACTACCAAACATATCGGACAGTGTATCAACCATGCCAACAACCAGTTTTTGAAACTCTTCTGGAATTTCTTTGTTGTTGCTCATGTACTTAACAATAGGTACTAATTGTAATTCGTCAGCAAGCTGTTTAAGTTCCTGCTCTGCATTATCTGTAAAAGTAATTGACATTTCACTTATCATTTTATTTTATAAACCTCCATAAATTTCCCGATTGGTGTACCCTCAACAAACTTGCTTGCTGATCCCTCGTCGTGATTTAATGTTACCATTTTAACCCACCAATGATATGGACAAAGATTGGCAACTCTCTTATTGTCATACACAAAGTCAATAGAATAATGTGCAGGCTCAACAGAACATCCACAAGGCTCTCCAAACTGTCTGTCACATGACTCCAAATACCTATTCCAGCTTTTACGGGCGCTAACCCCCTGTTTTTTCATTCTACGCATATACCCATAGAAGTGAGGTACTGCCCATTCTTCTATTGGAACACCATAGCGCTGATGTATTGAGGCTTGTAGATCATCTGCCTCATACTCAAGTAACTGTTGTATTTCCTCTTCTGTTGGATTAGTAGTCTTGATACTCATTTGGTGAAAATGCTCCTGATACATCGTCTATTGGAATAAATGCTGAGCTTGCAGAGGCGCTTGATCTACTGTCCTCAAGATGTATGCCTAGCTGCCCAGACAGTTGCTCATAGCTTGTCTTAATGATTGCGTTACTTTCTTCGTGTGGTTTTTTACCTCCAGCAGATTTTACTTTCCCGCCAGATTTAGCCTCTCTTAATGTGCCCATCGAGATTTGAGATACCATAAATACTACAGTTCTATAAGCAGCAACAAAGTTACCTACTGCAAGTACAGCACGTATTAATTTCTCATAGTCGTTTAGGAAAGCCTCTTCAGACCTGTATTGTTGTACGTGATCTGTTGCAAATATCTTAGCTCCCAACTCCTCTGTTGCCCATACCCACCGTGAGGTTTGATCCATCTTGCTGATGGTAGCATGTAAATTACGTGTATCTCCCTCACTGAGATTAGCACCCCAAATATCTATAGGCCAGTTTTGTACTTCATCAAGTGCCCTATCTATTACAGCAGACTGCTGTGGTGTGCGGTTCATAAACCGTAGAAACTTAGGGCTAATTATTAATTCTTTGCACGGTTTGCCATTATTGCAGGCTGGACATACCATACTATGTGTTGGTGGTACATGCCCATTTTGCATTAAGTATCTGGATGCTAGGTTAGAAATAATTTGATCTTGGTATACTTCTGGTGGTAAGCCACTTTCCAAAGTATCTATTACAATACGTGGTTTTTCTGCTGGTAGTTCGGCAGTCATTATATTAACCCACATATTAACAGTAAGGGTTGTCTTTCTGTTCTTTTCCTCACCAATAATTAGGACTAGCTCACCAGAAACTATATCTATACCATACAATTGGTTATCAAGAAATGGTACGCCATATTTAACAATGGACATTCTATTTTCTTCTGGATTACCCCACCTATCCTTAGCCTCTCTAGCAAATCTACCGATGCTAGGATCATATCCAGGGTACTTATTATACTCTTTTGTCATCCTTTCACCTCTGCCCAACTACGTCCTACTGATGGCTCTGCTATTACAGGAACTGAAATACCAAATACTTCTCGCTCACCCTCCATTCTACGCTGCACTGAGACTGCTGCCTCATCTGCATACTCTTCTGGTACTTCTAGGGTTAGCTCGTCGTGCACTTGTAATAAGGTAGTAGCTCCAAAATTATGTTGATCCCTATCTACTTTTAACATAGCACTATTGATTACGTCACCAGCGCTACCTTGAATTTTGCTATTAATAAGCTGTCGTTCTGCTCTTGCTCTTATATAATTATCATAATGATCTAAGCCCTCTGCGTGCCTATGGCGACCACCAAGGGTTTCAATAAAACCGTACTTTCTACCCTCTATTAGTACCATCTTTTTCCACCTAGGAATAGATGGGTATAGCTTATCATATGCTCTTAGCCACTGGGCAGCTTGAGATTCTTTTGGTCTTGGCTTTCCAGCTTTTTCTATTTGATCTGCTAGTGTTGGCGCACCCTGCCCATAGATTGTACCAAAGTTTACTGACTTGCCAACATATCTAGGCACACCCATTCTATCAGCAGTAAGCTGGTGTGGATCAGAACCCCAATAAAAGGCTCTTACTAAATTTTCATCTCTACTGTAATGAGCCAAAATACGTAGCTCGATCTGTGAGTAGTCGATTCCTATTAATAAATGCCCCGCCTTTGCAATAAAAAGATCACGTACATCTGCACCAGTATCACCACGAGCAGGGATATTTTGTAGGTTTAGATTACCACTAGAGCTTAACCTACCAGTAACAGTACCAGTTTGATTAAAGTTGGTTCTTATTCTACCATCTGCATCTGTCTTGCTAAGCATGTTTACAAGATATGTGTTGACAACCTTTTCATACTTCTTATACTCCATCAAAAGCTCAACAATTCCAGTCTTATCTTGTCGCTTTATTCTTTGTAATACTAGGGCTGCGGTAGACAAAGCACCTGATGCTGTTTTCTTAGTAGATTTCAAACCCATATCCTCGAACAATAGCTCTGCTAGTTGTTGAGGAGAGTTTGGATTAACCTCTGTTGGCTTTCCTAGTTTAGATTTTATATCTGCTACCCGCTTATCAAACTTATATAGAACATCTTTGATAATAATATCATATTTATCCTTTAAGATAGCAGCTTTCTCTTGGTCAACTGTAATTCCAGCACGTTCCATACGTAATAGCATAGCAAGGAATGGCATTTCTTGTTCGTAGTATATCTTATCTAAGCCCTCGTCACCTAAATCTTTCTTTAATAGATCAACTAGATCATAGGTTAGCCGTGCATCGTATGCTGCGTACGTTCCAAGTACTTCTACAGGTATATCCCAGATAGTTACTAGGTCTTTTCGTGCAATTCCACGTAATTTTTTAGTGTACATCAGCAAATCGCTGAAAGATGGTATGTCATCTTGTGCGTCAAGTCGCACTTTACCTAAATGTTTTAGCCCAAGAGAATCATTTTCATCTATCATCCATTGTGCTATTTGTGTGTCAAAATATTTAGTTGGTAGCTCGTCTGTTACAGCGTTCATAAGATGGTGGAAGTCGAACTTTAGGTTATGCCCTGCCCATTCTATATCTGTTCTACCCATCTTATCTTTTAGCCAAGGAGTTACCTCCATAAAGGCGCTGCCATGTATATACCAAGCGTGCCTACCATTAGCTATGGCTACTCCTACTGGGTTGTCATTATAATAATCCAGCCCAGTAGTCTCAAAGTCGAATGATAGCATAGGCCAATTTCCTATCTCTTCATAAAACTTTGGTAGGTCACTCCCATCAGTAATGATAGTGTGTGCAAGCTTTGGTAAAGTAAAGTCCATATGAACTTCTTTAGCCATTTAGTGCACTCTCCCTATCTCGTAACATTTGTTCGTAGATTTTTTGTTTTTCTAACTGCTCTCTTTCATACTCAACCTTTGCCTTAGCTCTAGCTACGCAAGCAGGAAACACAGGAACTAAGTCTGCCATGTTCCCGTTCATTCTCCATGAAAATTCATAGAACGCTAGATCAATAGCCTCTAGTGCTACATCAATATCAAGTTCTGCCTCTTTGAATAGCTGTTTAGTCCTAGCAATTTCTGTTTTGTACATGAGGCTTTTTGTTTTAAACCTGAACTTAACATCAAAAGGTTTACTTGCGCTCATAAGTATGCTCATTCTTTCTGAGTACTTATCCATCATTGCTAGAATTGGGTTAGATGTGTACCAGTTACCCTCGTACTCATATAATAACCTATCACATTTAGGGCAGAACTTACTATGTAGTGTTTTAGATTCTTTGTTACAGTATGGACAAATTGGCATATCAACCTCCAATACCCAATTATACCACATACCCTTTTACTTAGCAAGGGTATGTGGAAAACTCGTGAATTTTTTAAGGTTTGTTTATAGGGAGAACGCTATATGATATGGAGTAAGTTGTTCATCAGGCTCTGTGTCTATATTTAGACTAGAAAAATTAACCGATAGTTCTTCTCTTACAGAACCTATATGTTCAGATAAATTTGGTGCGTAGTGTAGCTTAGTAGGTTCTATTACTTCATACAGTTCTGCTATTTCTTCCCCTAAAGGCTGTTTGTGTAAGTATGCGTCATATGAGAAACGTTCTGTTGCACGTTGCATAGCCTCTCTTATAGCATATAAGAACTTTTCAGATGTATCTTCATTTATTCCCCATAGAAAAAACTTGGTCATTATTGGCTCCTTAAGTTTACTTCTTTTCTTGTTATCTTAGTCTTTAGATTATTTACAGCTAATCCAGCTTTTGCTATAGCCCTACGCAGTTGTTTGTGTGCTGTGTTAGAACTTTCTGCTGACAGTATTGTATCATAGGTAACATTAAAGGTATATCTATTGTCAACATTCTTGGCTGTCTTTAATGGGATAAGTATTTTTTCTCCAACCCACCCATCAAGTTGACTCTGATCCCAAATAGAAAACCAAGGAAGTTTGTCTGCTTGCAAGTCTTCTGCGTCTGACAAATTGGCAAACCCGTAATAGTGTACCAAGAGAGTATCAAACGGTAGCTCTAAAACAACGTAGTAAACTTCTTTACTTATTAGCATCCAGTTCTCTTCTTGATAGTGTACGAACTTTATTGTTGGTTAGCGCCATAACAATTTCGAACTGTCCATTTACTCTAAGTAAATGTTTATCCCCAGGCTTAAGTTCTGGGTGGCTAGGCCAAGAAGCTGTACTATCATCTATCTGATTAGGGGATATTGGAACAAGTTTATAAACTGTTACCTTATCCCCATCTTTTATCATAGTATTATCAAATGAAAGTGTATAATAAGTTAGCATTATTCTAGTATCCTCAATACATCATATCGTTTTCTTAAAAGCTCGTACCTATTAATGGTGTTTTGAAATCTTTCTGGGTCTAACACATATGACCGATTCCTTACAACAGCAGTATCTTTTAGTGGTTGTGGTTCTATGTGATCAAACTGTTCTGCTGTTAAGTCTATTTCATAATTGCCTACCCTGTTCCAATAGTGACTATCACCATTAGTCATGCTACATCGAAGCAAGTCACCACCAAGCTCATCTTGTACTAACAGCGCTGTAACCGCACATTGATTTAACGCAGGATTGTTTTCATCCCAGTCTTCATTGGTTGCCGTTTCTTTACACCATGCCAGGGGAAGAAGTCGCCTCATTTCTACAATTTTTTGTTTCATCTTTAATTCGTTTAGTACTACCTGCTGTCTAGTATTATTCATTTAAAACTCCGTAGTCTGCTAATATGTGTACTGTATCGGCTATTGACAGCCCAATAAAAATCCCTACCAGTATAGGATAATAATCAGGGATCAGGTAGGGAGTAGTGTACCACAGTAGTAATAGAACTGGAGGAAAGAGTAATAACCACCCAAACCTTAAAACCGTTGATAATATAGGGAAATGTGTATACTTGCTCCTGTGCTTGAACATCTTCTCGTAGGGGATAAACCACACAACTAGTAGCCAACCAATTATCCATAAGTCATTTATTACCCTCCGTCTTGCATCTGTAAATTTATTCTGGTCATAATCGGGGTCAAGATAATACCCCAATAAGTATCCCAATATAGTAGCCACGCCAACAGACTGCCACCATCCTAGTGGGAGTCTTGTAATCGTGTAGTACTGTATACTTAATGCTAGTGGAACTGCTATAACAATATACCTCTTCCATATTTTTTTATGCACCCTCCCTATCGGCATCCAACTCTTCCTCCTGTTGTTTTATACCACCGCCATTACGTAGCCAGTCATTGATCATATTAGAAATAATGTAGTCTGCATCTTCTACAGTGAGGGCAGTTTGTACAGTTATTCCCCTAAAGTCTAGACAAACAAAGTGTGGGTATAAAGGATCAGGCACAAAACCTCTGGAAGCTACAAGCTCATCAGTCCTTTTGTACCTTATATTAACCTGAAAGGCAGTACCCTCTGTATAAAAAGGGCCTTCGTATAAGTTTTTCCTACTGGTTGTATTTATTTCGTGTGCCATAATAACTGATTATACCACAAAACCCCCTATTTTGCAAGGGGGTTTTTAATTTAAGGAGCACCGAGTGGGCCACGATCCCACAAATCATGTTTACAAGACATGCGTTTTGCCTACTTAGAACTATCGGTGCGTGCGAGTACTGTTTTTATTTAGTCCTCTAAAGTTTGGTGTTAGTGCATGGCAGTTAGGACATACAACTTCTAAATTTTCTGGTCTATTATTTTTGTGATTACCATCAATATGATTTATTTCTAACGGTATCATACCAGAAGATTCATTTACTTCTGCCCAACCACATTTAGAACACTTGTAGTCTGCTTGCTTTAACAAATAATCTCTTATTGTTTTAGAAAGGGCAGTAACTTTTTTTCCTCTAAGCCCGTTCCATTCACCAGACAACCATTGGCTTATAAGTTTTTGGTGTTGTTCATTCTTTTGACACTGGTGAGAGCAATATTTTTTACCTCTATTTAATGTATTACCACAAACGATACAAGTTCCTTTTTCTCTAGTAAAATGTATGCCTCTTTGTATAGCAACTTTAGAGACATAGGGTTGGCTACAACCTATAAGTCTTGCTATTTGATGGGTTGATAAACCCTGGCGTTTATAATCTTCTAAAACTTCTTTAGTAAGCTTATCACGTACTAGCATAGTGCCCTCATCAGGACTTGAACCTGAATCTATCGGTTAAGAGCCGACTGCATCACCATTAATGCTTTGAAGGCTAGCTGAGCACCCTTAAGGTGCTCTGATCTTTTTCTACACATGGTAGATAAGGCTAGTGGGGATGGCTGGACTCGAACCAGCGACCTCCATTTTGTAAGAATGTTGCTCTAACCATATACTGAGCTACACCCCCGAAGTTGTTAAGTTACCCTGCGTACTGTCTCACCAGCAGCGTTTTTATAAACTGCTGGTTTGTCATGTGGGATAACAAACGTTTGCCCTGTTGAATAAATTCTTTCTGCCTCACTCCCACATATGGGGCACTCTGCTGAAACATCCCTATATGCAGAGGGTCTACCCTCTTCGTGAATGTTATTACAGCTAGGATTACCACACTTGTACTCATATAATGGCATAGTTGCCTCCTCAAAATTTTACTGAGCCTTCAGCGAGACTCGAACTCGCAGTCAGTGGTTGGAAGCCACACGGTTTACCATTAACCGATGAAGGCAAAAAGTGGGAGGTTTTGTGGAGACCTCCCGAAACTCCTAACCATTGACATTCTGTTCTCTCGATTAGCATTATACTACAATTGAAAATATTTGTCAAGGGTTAAGGGGTAAGATCAGAGAAACCACTTCTATGGATCGTGACCGTACCCTCTGATACTGTTTTGGTTTCATTAGAAAGAGTTAGTTTCAGTTCATGAAAGTATTTTGCGCCCTCTAAACCATTAGTGTCTGCTGGATCAAGGTCTACTTGACACTTTCCATTAGCACCATCAGTAATGGAAATACCTTGACCACCAGTTTCCTTTTCAATTAATGCTGCTGTTGCTGTTCTTGATTCTTTCATTATCCAAGAAAGTGTGCCAGCAGAAATGTTTAAAGGAGTAACACCGTCATCTTGATAAACAGTGAACTCTATCTTTTCGTCGTTGCCTGTCCAAGTTACAAAGTCTTGTTTTCGTTTAGTCATATTAATCCTCGAAAGTATTACCCTCTAGTTCAATAGTCTCAAACTGGGCATCTAACTCTACAGTATCTACAATCGTACCATCTAGCTCTATGGTTAATATGAACGATCCCTCTAAGAACCAAGTAGCTGGTATAGCTCTTATAACTACGAGTAATGTACCTTGTCCTGTTAGACTTGCGCCAGCGTAAGCAATTGCAATACCTGTTGATGTTAGTGTGCCTAGTCCAGATAGCGAAGCATTTGCTATTGATATACCATAACCTGATCCAGATAGAACTCCTGTACCAGACATTGATACAGTACCTAGTGCAAACACTTGTGGTATGGCTGCTAATGTACCAGCGCCAGACATTGATACAGCGCTTTCTGACACACCTATACCAACTACGTTCATAGCACCAGTACCACTCATTGTTACAGCACTTGAAGTTATTGCTAGGCTGCTTGCGGTTAGTACGCCAGTACCAGATAAGGTAGCTGCTCCAGTAATTTCTCCTGATGCTTTTGCAGTTAGTGTGCCTAGTCCAGACATAGACACATTACCATAAGATAGTACAAATGGTATAGCAGACATTGTACCAGTACCTGTCATAGATACAACGCCAGTTAATAATCCCTCAACTTCTGGTCTAGCAACTAATGTGCCAAGTCCAGTTAAGCTAGCTGCTCCAGAAGCTATAGCATAGCTAGTGGCTGTTAATGTTCCTTGTCCTGATAGGGCTGCTGTAGCGTATGATAATACAAATGGTGTAGCAGTTAATGTTCCATTGCCACTTAAGCTTGCTGTAGTGCTTGCTATTGCGTAGCCTACACCTGTTAGAACTCCAGTACCACTCATTGAAACTGTGCTTGAAGCTATACCGTATCCAATAGCAGATAACGTACCAGTTCCAGTTAGGGCTGCCCTTCCAGTGATTAAGTTCTCGATCTCTGGTCTAGCAATTAGTGATCCCACACCAGTTAATGATGCTGCTCCAGTTGTTATAGCATAAGCAGCACTTGTTAGTGTGCCAGTTCCGCTTAGTGTAGCTGCTGAAGGTACTATTACAAATGGTACAGCAGCTAGCGTACCAGTACCTGACAATTGTACTACTCCAAGCTGTATCCTAGTACCAATTGCTGATAAAGTACCATTACCGCTTAGGCTTGCAGCACTACTTGTTATGGCTAGGCTTGCTGAAGTTAATGTTCCTGTTCCGCTTAATGCTGCTGTAGCATAGACAACTACTGTAGCACTTGAAGATAGTGTGCCTGTGCCTGTTAGGTTGGCATTGCCCTGGATTACTCCAGCAGGATTGCCTATTGCAGTTAGCGTACCAGTTCCAGTTAGTGAGGCTACACCAGAGACAATAGCATAACCAGTAGCAGATAGCGTACCAGTTCCAGTTAGTGAGGCTGCTCCAACAGAGAAGTAAGTAGCAATAGCTGTTAGCGTGCCCGTTCCAGATAATGTAGCTGCGCTAGAGACTATAGCATATCCAGTAGCAGCTAGGCTACCTGTACCTGATAAGCTTGCAACACCAGTAACAATAGCTGTTACCTTTTCACCAATAGCTGTTAGTGTGCCTGTACCTGTTAAGCTAGCAGCGCTAGATGTTATTGCTGTTGATGCAGAACTTAACGTGCCCGTTCCAGAAAGGGCTGCTGCTCCGTAGACAATTGCTGATCCAATAGCAGATAGTGTTCCAGTTCCTGTTAAGGCTGCTGCTCCGTACTGGAAACCTACAACATCATGGACATTGATGCTGTCGATGTACATTGTATGTGTTCCAGATACCCTCCAGAAACCTACCTGTAGCACGCCAGCAGTAGAAATGTCTGCATTAGTTGTATCAATATCCCATGTTCCAGGCTCACCAGAACCATCTGCCCACACTCTTACTTTAAGTGCGTTACCGTTTGTTTGGAATCTCAACCACTGAGCAGCAGTCGTTGCTGTCCAGCTACCGCTTGTTATATTAGACCGTGTACCACTTTGTATTTTATTAAGTGTTAAACCACCAGAAGAGTTTGAGATAGCTACTTCATAACCATCTGTAGGTTTGTCTGCTGTGTTCCAATCACCAGAGGCACGCATAAATACTCGGAACACACCCTCTGCGTTTGTATCGTCAAACTTAAAGTATAGTAATACTTCAGAGTTTGTTTTCTTTAACATTCTCTTGGCTATAGCACGCCCATATACGCCAGCACTATCAGGTAAGTAAATTCTACCTTGGTTAGTTTGAACATCTACTATAGTATCTGCGCCTACAGGAGCACCAATAGCAACTAGACTTCCTGTACCAGATAGGCTAGCTGTTGCAATAGAAATTGCAATACCACTACTAGATAATGTTCCAGTACCAGAAAGTGCTGCTACTCCTGTGATAGTTTGTGCTGGTGTAAAGAAAGTTCCGATTGCAGAAAGCGTACCTGTGCCTGTTAGATTTGCAACCCCCTGTACTATACCCTTTGCAATTGCAGAAAGCGTACCTGTGCCACTAATTGTTGCAACTGCAAAGGAAATTGCATAACCTATACCAGTTAGTGATCCAGTACCTGTTAGTGCAGCAGCCCCGTATATAGTAATTAGTGTACCAATGGCACTTAATGTGCCAGTTCCAGACATAGCGCCAGCAGAACTAGCGATAGCGTAAGAGGCTGCGGATAATGTTCCTGTTCCGCTTAGTGGTGCAACACCAGTTTCTATTGAAAAGAATGAGCCTATAGCTGACAGCGATCCAGTACCAGTTAGGGCTGCTGCTCCAGTAACAACAGTTGTTCCTGCGGTTTCATAGAAACCTATACCAATCAAGCCCCAGTCGTCTGCTCGTGCTGTGCTAAAAGATACAGTTATAGAACCAGAACTTCCAGCGTCTAGATCGTACTCACTTCCCCATGTTTGGTTTCCAGCATCCTGCGTATGAACCAGCGTATAGTTTGTTCCAGCAGTAGGGGCATCACGATCTCCTGATCCCAAGCCACCGACCATTAGGGCATTGTTATTTGAGATTGTAACAGATACTGATGGGTTCTGTGTTGTACCACTTGCACTATTTGCTCCATCAAATGCTGCTGTGTTGCCTGATGTAGGCTCAAATGACATAGCAGATAGGTCAATATTTGCTGCTCCTGTATTAGGAACGCTTAAAGTATATCCACTGCCTGTATCTGGTTCTATTAAGTACCATATTTCTACACCAGCTTCACCGCCAGTATCAAACACAAATCCTTGACCGCTATCTGTTAGAGAAGAGCCGTTGTAAGTAGGAGCACCACCAGTACGAGCAGTAGTACCATTAACAAAGATAACAAGGACTAGCAAGCGAGTAGCACTAGAACACGTATGCGTTAGTGTACTAGGATCGCTTGCTCCATAAGTTCCTTGAGTTGAAGTATCTAAAGTCCAAGACATATTATACCTCTGTTACTTCCCACTTGCTTACATCCCAAACAGAATCATCACTGAATGTGAAATCGTCTGTGAAAGGCCATAATCTGTAATCTGCTGTTAGCGTACCTACACCTGTTAATGAGGCTACGCCAGTCTCAATTCCTATACCTGAGCCAATTGCGCTTAGTGTGCCAGTTCCTGTCATGGCAACTACGCCAAGGGCTAGTGCATATCCTGTAGCACTTAATGTACCTGTACCACTCATTGTCACACTTACAGGCACGATAATTAGGCTAGAGCTAACTAACGTACCCGTTCCAGACATTGTGGCTACAGCGTAGCTAACAACGAATGGTATAGCTGATAATGTACCAGTACCATCTAGTGTAGCAACACCTTGAATTATACCACCTACTGAGCCAATAACAGACATTGTGCCAGTGCCAGACAAGCTTGCTGTATTGTTTATGCTTATCTGATAGGCTGCTGTAGTTAACGTACCAGTACCTGTTAGCGAAGCGGTAGCTATTGCGAAGACTTGTGGTATAGCGGATAATGTACCAGTACCACTCATTGATACAACGCCAGTCTTAAGTCCAAGTGTTGTAGCAATTGCTGATAATGTGCCTGTTCCTGAAAGTGCTCCAGCACTTGATGTTATAGCATATGATGCTGACGATAACGTGCCAGTGCCAGATAATGCGGTCACACCAAAAGCAGTAGCTTCACCAATTGCTGATAATGTGCCTGTTCCTGAAAGTGTAGCAGCACTTTGTTCTATACCAGCAGCACTACCTATTGCTGATAATGTTCCAGTACCTGTTAGAGCAGACACACCGAATGATAATACAAATGGTACGCCTGTTAGTGTTCCAGTACCAGACATAGTACCAGCGCTTGATGCAATTGCATAACCTATTGCGCTTAGTGTACCAGTACCCGTTAAAGCAGCAGAAGTTTGCTGTACACTAAAGAATGTTCCAATTGCTGATAACGTACCAGTACCTGTTAATGAAGTTACACCAAATGATATTACAAGTGGTATGCCTGTTAGTGTACCAGTACCTGTTAATGTAGCTGCGCTGGAAGCAATTCCTGTACCTGAGCTTGTTAATGTTCCAGTTCCTGTCAAACTTGCAGCACCAGATACTATAGCTGATCCTGTTGCTGATAGAGTTCCTGTGCCTGATAAAGAAGCTGCGCTAGTTTGTATTAATGTTACACTCCACTTATCTGTTAGGTATCTCTGTACTTGTAGTATTTCAGCAGCAGAAAGTTTTGTTTTATAAAAGATTATTTCGCCAATATATCCTTTAAAGTTGATTTGGTTTCCTGGGAAGTTTGCTCCTATCGTATACAAATATCCAACATCTCTTCCAGGCTCAAAGTCATCTGTATAAGTGTCCACTGTTAAAACTATAGGAGCACCATCAACAGATATTTCTCCACTAGACCCTGATCTATATGCAGAATAGATATGTGCAACGTCATCCCAACCAGATGGTTGTGCTCCGTAAATTCGTCCACCACCAGCATAATCACCCATATCAAAGTACAGGTTATTTGAGTATGTTGCGTGTATTGTTATCTGGTTATCACCAGCAACAGAGGCTATAGTAGTGTTTATAACAGTGTTATTTGCATTTGTTCCATCTTGGATGAGTACAACAAAAGCTGTACCTGTATTTGTTGGTAAAACACTACTCATGTCTCCATAAGGCCCACGCATGTTTGTAGTAGTAGCTGGATTCCACAAAGACATTGCAAGGCCATTTTGTATATTAGTTTTCCAAGTAGGTCTTAGTCCTTCTGTTGCTTGTGTTGCACCATAGTTATTGCCAGACTTGTCTTTTATTTCATAGATTGTGTCATTATCTGCACCTATACGTTCTGTAGAAGTTTTCCATATAGCAGTCTGATCAGAAAAGTCTAGCCAATATATTAAGTCTGTAAGTGGTATATGAGCATACTTAGCTGTTAGCGTACCTGTTCCAGATATTGCTGCTGTACCATAAGCTATGCCTAGTCCAGATGTAGACAAAGTACCTGTACCCGTTAGGGCAGCAACACCAAATTCTACAGATTCTGGAGATTGCACAGAAACATCATCAAGATCAACATAATGTGATCCAGCTACACGGAAATAGCCTAGCTGTAATGTACCTGCTGTAGTAAATCCACTGGTAGAGTCGTCAATATCTTTCTGCCACCCAGGTTCTGAGTCAATTGTGCGCCATACTTTAGCACGTATATCTGTTCCTACTACTTGAAATTTAATAGAGTGTTGTTCTGTTGTGGAAGTCCAAGTTTGTGTAGTGCCTATTTGTGTACGGCTACCACTTTGAATCCTATAAACTTTCCAGTCACCAGTGTTGGCAATCTCTACTTCGTAGGCTGTTGTAGGTGTTTGCCAGTCTGCCCAGTCTCCTGAACCACGTAGATGAAATCTTAGTAAACCTTCAGAAACAAGATCACCAAAAGTAAACTTAGCTGTAAGTTCTGCATTAGATTGATCTGCCATAGTAGATATAGCTCTAGCATATGCTTGAGCACTATCAGCAAATGATAGTCTACCTTGGTTATTTTGTATTGTTACTTCTGATGGAAATACTATATAGCCAGCAGCAGATAATGTACCTGTGCCAGATAATGCAGCTACTCCCAATGCTACTCTAGCACCTATTGCTGATAGCGTGCCTGTACCAGATAGTGCAGCTACACCAGTAATTAACCTGAACCCTATTGCTGATAGCGTACCAGTTCCAGATAAAGCTCCAGCAGAACTAGTAATAGCATAAGCTGGAACATTAGTAATTGTTCCTGTTCCTGATAGAGCAGCAGCAGAACTTGCTATACCTTTTCCAATAGCAGATAAAGAACCAGTACCAGTTAGTGCAGCAGCACCTGTTACAGTAGCTGTTGTTGTTTCATAGAAGCCTATACCGATTAAGCCCCAGTCATCAGCACGAGCAGGGGTGAAATCTACTGTAATACTCCCTGAACTACCCGCATCAAGGTCATACTCTGATCCCCAAACTTGGTTTCCTGCGTCATAAGTATGGATGAGAGTATAGTTTGTTCCAGCAGTAGGCGTGTCACGTTCGCCTGATCCAACCGCACCGAACATTAAACAGTTGTTGTTGGAAACAGTTACTGATACACTCCAAGTTCCTGAATCAGCAGACGCACTATTTGAGTTATCAAAAGCAGCATTATTAGTAGCTTCAAATGATGTTACAGATAAGTCACAGTTTACTGCCCCCGTATTAGGAACACTAACAGTATAGCTACTTCCAGTATCAGGTTCTATTAAATACCATACTTCAACACCAGCCTCACCACCAGATAAGAAAACGAAACCTTGACCACTATCAGTCATAGGAGTACCATTGTAGGTTGGTGCTCCTCCTGTCCTGGCAGTTGTACCATTGACAAATATAGCCAGCACCAGCAACTTAGTAGATGCTGAACATGTGTGGCTTAGTGTATTAGGGTTACTAGTTCCATATGTACCCTGAGTTGAGGTATCTACTGCCCAAGTCATATATCACCTTATGGGCTTGCGCCCGTTGTCCACTTTCCTGCTGCCCAAGGATCATCATTTGATCCTGTGAAGTCATCAGAGAAAGGCCATAATAGTTGTTTACCAATTGCGTTTAGCGTACCTGTACCTGTCATAGCTACGGCGCTTGGTGCTATGCCAATTCCTGCTCCTGACAATGTACCTGTTCCAGTTAAAGCTGCTGCCCCAACTTCATCAGCAGCTTCTTGTATTTCAATAGCTAAAAATACATTATTAAGAGTTCCAGCACCAGACCAATCTACTACCCCATCTACAGGTGTTAAGTCATACTCTGCTTGTCCTGTATTTGTCGGACTAGACACACCACTAACGTCTTCAGCTACTTCAGTAAAGCCAGTTCCTGGCGTAATAACTGAGTCAGGATCACTTTTAGAACCTATAGCACCAAAAACCGTTGAAGAAGCAAGAGGGGTATTATCAAATGTTAATGATGGTGTTGCTGTAGCATTTGATCCAGTTTTTGTTTGTCTTATTGGTGTAGTTGTATCAAAACCAAAAGGTACTTCAAATACAAACATTACTTTTCTGTTGGATGTGCTATTAGTCCATGTTGGTGTTACTGTTCCACTACCTGGGGTTGCTCCACATTGCGCTGTCCAAACAGCTATACCATAGTTGTTTGACTGATTATCATCTATATCAGCATTTCTAGTCCACGAGCCTGTTCCTGTAAGAGTGTCGGAACACGTAGACCACCCTATTGGAGAGCTTCCATGTGCATTAGTAACTACTACTATTAATAAAGAGTTTGGTTGTGGTGTTATTGTGGCACTTGTTAGTGAGACTCCATTAGCCTCACTAGTAACTGTATCTAGTAATACTGGTTGTCTAGGCTGTATTTGCAGTCCTGTTGCGCTTAATGTACCTGTACCTGTTAAGGCTGCTGCTCCAGTAACTGTAGCAAAACCAGCAATAACTGATCCAATTGCACTTAATGATCCTGTACCAGATAACGAAGCTATTCCTCCAGGCACTAAGACATAGCTGTAGTACCACATCAAGCCATCGTCACCATAAGCACCTGCTGTATCCCAATATGGGTGAGTTTCTAGTACATAACCAACGACCTCATCTCCATTTGAAATAGTGTAATGACCAATTTGTTGAAAGTTTGCTGTTAATGTACTGCTTAGTGTTATCTCACTTCCCCAACCAGTACCATAAACATACTCAAGTAAGTACGGGTGTTGGTTAACATTGTCTAGATAAATTAACCAAGCATTTCCAGTACCATCACCTACTAATTGCATGGCTGCTTGGGCGCTACCACCTAAAGAACGATCCATAGAATAGGTGTTTATTGGGCCTGTAGCTGAGCTTGGAGTACCGTCGTTTGTAATGGTACGTGACCACGCATCGTTATCACTTTCACGGTAAACAACAAAAATAATTTCATCACCAGCGTCATCCCAATATAAAGGTTTGGCAATACCTTTTGAGTTGTTGTTGTTTGTGCCAGATGCAGTAGAAATGCTTTCCCTACCAGATAATGTGCCACCACTTGACAATGATCTATGCCAGATATTACCAGTACCGTTAGTGATTTCTTGGTAGAAAACGTGTGTAAGGTTGCTCTCGCCAACAACACAAGCTACCCAGGTAAAGTTCGTAGTTGCCTGTGTGTCTAGTGTGTTTCTCGATCCCCATGATCCAGATGTGCGACGTTTATAAACTATGCTTTCGTAACTGCTTACTGTAGTTCTGTAAAAGCACCACATATCTCCATCAGAAAGAACGGCTAATGCTACTGCTTGGTCTGCTTCTGGAGTTGAACTATCTACTACTTCGTCTGTTGTTGTCCATGTATCTTGGTTACTAGAAGCAGCACTCATGTTGAAAACATGTAGCCTGATACCAGCACTACCTCTATGCTGTGCTATATAAATAATATCGTTGATAACTTGCATGTCAGCAGATTCAAAGTCAGAACCTACAGGTCTGTTAGTACCGTCTACTTCATCCCAAGTTACACCATCATCAGTAGACTTCCACATACATGGTTCGTTGTTATTTGTTGGGTTGTTCTGTGAGTTGTGCTCACCAAAAAAGTATAGGTTTCCGTTGCTGTCTTGAATTGGGCCTAATGAATGTGCGCTTTCTACAAATGTACCACCAATAAAACCAGCAGGCTCATTAACTGTATATGAAATATCTTGGTAGCTATCAAGAGCAGTACCATCATCCCTAACAACTCTTAAATATATTGTGTCTCCGTCTGCTAAAACAGCGAAGTCATAATAGTTCTTTAGGGTTAATAGCGCCCACTCAAATTCAGTATGCTCGTTTTGTAGGGTGTGTGAGGCTGTAAGGTTATCGTCGTATAAACCTTCACCAGCTTCAAATGTTTCTGAAGAACCAGATAATAAGTTAGTTGTTGCATCTTGATCAGCGTATTGATATGAGTTAGTAACAATTACAGCAGTATTACTACCATTAGACTGTGTACCACAGTCATTCCACGAGCCTGCATTTACTTTTACTTGTAGTTTAAAGCCATCTGTGGTAGAAGTACCAGCAGTTTCTGCAACTTCTATTCGCAAACGAAATTGCTGCCCCATATCTAGTGAACTTGGGGCAGTATTTATGGCTGCTAACCACCCGTTATCTACGTTTAAGCCATAATTATCATTTCTAAACCGCCAATAGGGTTGCGCTAAGGTCATTTCTCACCACCGCTAATCTAACCACAATAAGCAGCATAGTAGAACACATATGCTGCTTATAAGTGCATAGATATTTTTCCAATATTTTATTAGTCTAGAGAAACGTCCAAATCTGTAGCAGCAATGCGGAAAGTGTCTCCACCATTTAGCGTCTTGCTAGAAGTTAGAGCACCACCCCACAAGAAGTTACCAGCAGTTGCAGCATCCCACAAACCAATGTGTGTGGCAGTTACAGCAGGCATGTTTGTGAAGTCGATCTGTGCTGTGTTGGAAGTTGTGCCAGAAGCAGCAGCAGAGAAGGTAGTAGGGCCTTGACGACCATAGCCACCACCAGTTACCTCACTAGCTCCTGTTTCTCCAGGGTCAGCAGTGTGGACAGATACATACACGTTTGCTGTGCTGTATGCGCCTGTTGCTAAAGCAGTGTCTAGCAGTTCGTTTTCAAGAAAGTTTGAGATACTCATAGTAAATCCTCCGATAGTAAATTACTAGTAATCTAAGTTCTACAATCGAAAGACTAAAATAAATGTAAAATCCCCCCATTTCTGGAGGGATTTTACTGGACAAAGCTCGGTGTTTATCGCACAGTGGACACGGTTGGAATCGAACCAACTCCCTGCAAGTTATGAGCTTGCTGCTCTGCCTTAGAGCCACGTGTCCTAGTACCCCCTGGAGGTATCGAACCTCCTTCTGTGGTTTAAAAGACCACTGCATCACCTTAATGCTTAGAGGGCTTACTCATGTGCTTTCCAACCTTCTACTATACAGAACAGGCTGGTAATATCTGTGCGTGTCGCTGTTCGTAGGTCATCACTAACCCGTACTGCAAATGCCTCTGCGTTCCACATACCAAGACCGTTAGGAACCCATTTATTAAATGACCAACGTGATGACAGCACATTCCCAGGTGTTGCTGCTCCATCTGATTGTAGATTAACATCATAACCATAATCAAAGAAGTCTGAGTTTGATTTAATGGCTGCTGGAAAAATATTTGCATCATGATAGTATATATTTATACCGTTTGCTAATGCGTTTCCAGCACCAAAGTTAGTCCACTCAACTGATAGATCAGCAAATTCAAATTTCCAAATCAATCTAACAATGTATGTAAAGTCATCTACTGACACAGCAACATTAACTGGTGTACCACTACCATTAACTGTCAGGTCTAGTTTTTTAGCTACTGGTTTAGGTGGGTGTGTGCCTGCTAAAGAGTTTAATATATCTGGTGTATGTGCCATATCTACCTCCTAAAGGTCGTGGGTCAGGGAGTCGAACCCTGTTCCTCCTAGTTATCAGCTAGGTGTTCTACCGTTAAACTTCCCCACGATTAGCGGAAGGAGAGGGAGTCGAACCCCCATATCCTGTTAAGGATAACATCTGTTTTCAAGACAGTTACCTTACCATTCGGTCATCCTTCCCGTTGAAATAATGCTAGCCACGAAATGGTAGCTGGTACTTCATCTTCCGATTCCATGATACCTAGCACTGGTGCTGTATTTAATTCTTGATCTTCTATATAGCTTACACCACCATCTTCCTTGACAGCTTTGAATAACATCTTAGTATCTGGTTGATAGCCTATATTAGTAACATACACTAAATATGGTCGTCTAGTTTCCAGTACACTGTAAGGCCAGTGAGCCTGATTAAGAATTATGTCAAGTGCTCTAGTATCTACTGAAAGAATTTTTTCCATCTTATCTCCTGAGCGTTCAACGAGACTCGAACTCGTAATGTTAGTATGGCAAACTAAAGTTTTACCTATTAAACTATGAACGCCTATGACTGTGGGGGGAATCGAACCCCCATTGTATCCTTGAGAGGGATATAGCCTAACCGTTAGCTGACACAGCCTTACTATTACCTACAATTCCTCCAGTAGCACCTCTGTCCGTTTTAATTTTTTCCCATTCCACTATTGATATTTCTTGTAAAGGCTCCATTAGTCCTGATAGTATAAGCATCTGTGCTATTGGGTACTCTTTTGGTATAGTAAACACACGATCATAAGGATTAACTAACTCGATAAGAAGCTCACCAACGTAGGAGGTATCTATTACACCTGATCCTACCAACCACCTATCCCTGCTTTTGGGTTTCATCAGACCAACATAACCTTTCGGAACTTTTATACCTATCCCAGTATGTGCTATGTGATATGATCTAGCTAACAACCTAATGTCATATAAAGAATAAATGTCAATACCAGCGTCATCAGAAAATTTTCTGGTGGGTGCAGTAGCATCCTTATCTAGTATAGTAAAAATTATCATAGAATCTCCCAGTCGTGTACTGTATAGTAGGGTACTCCTACTGACTTTCCATGTAGCATTAATGCGTTTGGTGCAACTTCACTAATTATACCACTAACTTCTGTAGTTGTCCAGCCTTTATTATCATCTCTCATAATTCTTACAGTTAGGTTAACTTCACTTCCTACTTTGGCTTCTTTAATAATAGAATTAATGGGTTTTATATACTCAGGTAGTTGAAACTTTTCTTGTCTTACTGGTCTTACATAAGCGTTTTGTTGTTTAGCCATTACCATTCCTTTCACATAATAGTGGATAGATTATATGTAGCACATTAAGTATGTCATAGTAATTTTCTTTTCCTGCAAGCTCTACTGAAATTCTGTATGCCTCTTCTGCTTTAGGGTGATCAGATATACCGTAAGCTTTAAACAGTTTTGTTTTGAATGTGCTCTCTACAATCGGCTTCCTAGTCTTATCCAAGAAGCCAGCTATATTATTATAAGCATCTTGTATCATGGACACCTCCCGTAGTGACCCTGGTCGGACTTGAACCGTACATTGGTGGGGTGAAAACCCACTAGCCTAACCTTTAGCTGACAGGGCCTAATTACTTATTTATTTTTTTCTATCATATCCTTTAAGAAAGATAGCCTTTCTTCTGCTGGTAGTGTCCACATAGCCCTAGAAACCGCAAGCTCCTCATCAGAATAAAAATGCTTGGCATATCTTGTGTTAAGTATCCAGTCAACATAGTCATCTGGTAATACTGCCTGAGCTTTGAATTGGCTGTACGCATTTGCTATCGGCTTTCTTTTTATAGAGGAGTTTAGCGTGTTAATATTTCCAACATCAGCTTCTGGTAGTAGTTCTGCTATAGCAGTTCTAGCTACTTGACTCATATCCTCTGTTCTGATAACTAGCAAATGAAAGTATGGTCTTACATTGTCAGCAGTCCTATGGTATAGGGAGTAGCCACGATTTTTATTAAACGGATAATTATAAATGTTAGTGTTGAGTGCTTTATTAAGCTCATTCTCCATCCAGTCTACAGTCCAGTTGTGATTATACTCATTCACAAACATGTCCAACATACCCTCATGGAATGGTTCTTCTTTTCCTATCATACTCCAGAAGAAACCAGATACGCAGCGATCTATTGGGTTTCTAACCAACGTGATTACTTTCCATATAGTATCTTCTGTCTCCAATCTACGTAACCATACAGGATCGTAGCGTGTACCGTACTCTCCCTCGTTAACTAGGTAGTGCATATGCCTTGTTTCTAACCATTCCAGCTTTTCAAGAGCCGATCTTATTGATACACTACCTACTTTACCCATTTGATAAAGCAGGAGAGTTTGCTTTTCAGATAAGTCTATAAGCTCTTCTCCAATAAACGTTAAGCTTAATGGTAAAATAGGAGGGGTAATCTCATAACGTATACAAAAGTCGTTAAGAATTTGTGTTACATTTTCTCCAGATACTATTGCCCTAGTAGTGCTTACTACTTGCCATGTTTTCCTAGGGTTTCCATGTTCGTCAAGCTCATTAGGTGCTTCAACAACAAGAAAGTATTTAAACTTTCTAATAACTGATCCCTCATCTACTAAGCTACTACCCATTTTTTATCTCCTCAATGTATGGTTTCCAGGCATCAGCGTTCACACCGTTCTCTACTCGTATATAATAGTCTTGTACGATCTGCGCTTGCTGTTCTGGATTAAATTCGTATATACTAGTATGGCTATTCAAGCCATCTTCCCCACCGTAATCGTAAGGTTTGCCCCTAAATTGTGCAACGACAGCATCCCACAGGTACTTCCACCCTATGTGCTGATACTGCCAAGCGTGTGTTACCTCATGTATTAACCAGTATACCTTGTCTGTGCCTATAGGCATTGGGAACATAACATTATTCCCTATAGTAATTGCGTTGTTAGCATAGGGTTCTTTTCCTGTAAAAAAGCTACCGATCCTGTCAATTAGGTTAGGTATTGGGCTGCTTTCGTGTACTACTATATCACCAAACTTTATATTACTACCAAAGATCGGGTAAAACTCTGCCATCTCCCACGTTGTTAGCTTTCGTGTTGACATATTTTACCTCCAGTCAGAGTGGAAGGATTCGAACCTCCGACCCCCCCGATCCAAACGGGTCACTCTACCAGACTGAGCTACACTCTGTTACTATAACTTTCTTATCTCACCAAGTTTTCTTTCTTTCTCTTCTTCAAGATCAGCAATTGTTTCTTCTAAAGTATATTTCTGTGCTTCTAATTCTTTGATTTCTTTCTTTAGCTTAGCACGATCTCTAGTGAATGTTTCAACATCCTTCTTATCTCCAAGTGCAGCCTCCATTTTATTGCCCATACTTTGTACTTCTTCTATCAAGCCAAGTAGATAAGAAAAATTTCTTGTCTCGTACGCTTTTCGCATTTCAGACAGTGCATCACACAATGTTCTATTAGGCCACATAAAAAGTTCCTCAAGTCTCATAAGATTTTCCTAGGCTGCTAGAGCAGGGGTCGAACCTGCGCCTTCTCGGTTAACAGCCGAACGCTCTACCATTAAGCTATCTAGCAGTGAGTGGCGAATTATTGAATCGAACAACCTAGTCAAACGACACTTGGTTTACAGCCAAGCTCCGATCCCACTCGGCAGATTCGCCCTAAGTTCCTGGGTGGATTCGAACCACCATTTCTACCTTCGCAGGGTAACGTTCTGTCCGTCTGAACTACAGGAACAAAATAATTTCCCAAATAAATATTACAAGAAACCCACGAAACACAACAGACCAGTTCCACTTCCAGGGTTTAATTATATCCCAAGTAAACCACCACCCATCTTGTAGTGCAACAATAGCTAGTGTTGTTCCTACTACCAGCATACCAATTACGTGTATTGTTATTATTAAAGAAACTATTACCATCCAAAATACACTCATAGGTACTCCTGCTAGGACTCGAACCTAGACTCATTGCTTAGAAGACAAGTATGCTTTCCGTTACATCACAGGAGCATAGAACCCCCGACCAGATTCGAACTGGTATCTAGGGGTTAGGAACCCCCTGTTCTGTCCTTTGAACTACAGGGGCATTTATTATTCCTCTGAGTCATAATACTCAGGAGAAAGAAACAAGTCCTGATGAAGCCCTCTTCTATCGTACTCTTTTTCTAGTTGTTTTTTTATCTTCAAACCAGCACAGCAGTACTCAGTAGTAGTATATCTATAGAATCCTACAGATTCTTCCTCCTCCTCTGCTGCATATAGAAGAAAAGCTAGTTCTTCATCAGTTAGTTTCTTATAGTCTATTGCCATTATTATTCCTCCGAACAGTAACAGCCCCAAAGATCATCTATTTTATCATAGACTGTCATACATGTGCCACAACTAGGTTTTTCTCCAGGGCATAGTGTAACTGTGCCTCCGTCGCTCATTTTTATATCTTCACATGTGCTACTTCCCTGCTCTGTTGGCTCAGGAATAGTTTCTGTTGGCGCACTGGTCGGTATGTATTGTGTTGATGTTGGTGCGGGATAAGGATCGTTATCATCTTTTTCTTTTGTTGGTTTTGGTGTAGCTGTAGCCTCTGGTGGTGGATAAGGATCATGCCTTATAGTTGCTGTAGCCTCTGGTGGTGGGTAAGGACTTCCACTATCCCTTTCGCCTATTGGTATATAGGCTACTACTAACAGTGCCACAACCAACAGAATTAATATAATAGCAAAATTTTTTATGCTCATAAATTTCTCCTAGGAGCACTTGGGGAGATTCGAACTCCCAACCCCTTGGTTCGAAGCCAAGTGCTCTCGTCCATTGAGCTACAAGTGCCTACGGAAATGGCGGGTGTTGCCCGTTAGCTCCAATATCTTCCCATAACGCTGCCATTGCTTGATAAGATTTCTTACCTTCAACAACTGGTGGCATAAAGTAAGGGATAATAACTATCTCTTTTCTTGCCATCCAAGCTATGCCAAGGTCAAACAATGATCCTGTTGATTCTCCATCCCATGCGAATAATATAGCGTCTGCGTTTTCTATAGCTGCTCTATTATCTACACAAATTCTATATCCTATGGGATCATCCTGATCAGTGTCTCTAGCAGGCCAATAAACTTCGTGTCCTTCTTCTTCATACTTATTTACTAAAGCTGCTATGTAGTCACTGTACTCCTTATCTGCTTTTCTCACTGCACATATCACAAAGTATTTCATTCATCACTCCTTTCCTTTGCTGTATTACTCCAAGGTAGTCTTGATCTATTGTCTGTTATACAGGTATTGCAAAATTCAAGGTTCTCTGCTATACCTCTGCCAACAATCCTACCACCACTACACCAGAACCTAAGTTCTGACACTTCTTCTTCTCTACCACAGCTTTTACATTTCAAATAAAATTTCATACTCGCTCCTGATTGTCGTGTTCGTAGACCAGAATCCACCCACACGCAGTCCTGCCACCCCGTTCCGCTTACCAGTAAGTACAAAAGTCAACCCCTAATGTGTTCTGGTTAGTATCCACAGGAGCACGAACTATTGGTACATAGAGGCCCAGGCTGGACTTGAACCAGCGATCAGTGGGTTGCAGCCACCCGCCTTACCATCTTGGCTACTGAGCCTTAATAAATATCTGCTTTTCTAACCACTCCTATAAATATGAATAGCGCTAGTATACCAAGGAGTGTCCATGTTGCCACTTCTTGATTAGTCATACCTGTAATGCTTGCCATCCACATAAAGAACTGGTGTAATAATTTGTCTGCTAACATACTATTAATTATACCATAATTAAAGTAGTTTGTCAAGATGGGCTATAGCCAGGATTCTGTCATTTAAGCCCTACATCTATCTATGCGTGCTACCCGCCATCGTTGCGCTGCTCACCCGCTAGGCTGCTTGCACTTGCTACCTCGGTAGTGCTAACGGATAAAGTTCTCGAACAGTCGAGGCAATACGTTTCTACTTCTTTTATTCTGCCTTGTCTATAAGTAAATGTTGTTTGTCTTTTGTGCTTACAATTTGGATCAGGTTCTTCTGAGCTAACTAATGTAACTTGAGTCATATATCCTCCTACCTTAAGCAGTGTAGTCCTGAGCTTCCTCCAGTCTAAATTTAGACCAGCGTAGAGCCACCCATCTTGACTTAGCGGAAAGTAAAGGGATCGAACCTTTGCATCCTTACGGATGGCTACGGCTTAGCAAGCCGACGCATTGCCTCTCTGCCAACTTTCCTCTGCGGAAGGGGAGGGATTTGAACCCCCATGCGGTTGACCGCAGCCTTAGTTTTCTAGACTAGCATCTTGCCATTCGATCACCCTTCCTATTAATGCTCTTACCAAAATGGTAATAGCAAAGAACGTTATTACTAAAATAGGTGTCATTTGATAATTGCCTCCTATGTCAATATATAAATTTATTATGACATACTATCGGCTAATTGTCAATATGAGTAGTTCCCTATTTACGTTTGGGGAATTTGCCCCTATGCTAACGGGTGGATTCGAACCACCAAGCACTTTATTTTAAGTAAAGTAGGTATGCCAATTCCCTTCACGCTAGCTCACGCCATTTATTTTTGAAGTGAGTTATATCATGCTCACCATAAAAATGTCTGGCATATTTAGATGTATATATTTTCTCTAGGAAATCTTCAGGTAACTTCAACCAGCATTTAAAATCTTTATAAAACCACTGCTTAGTTTCATTAACTCTAGGTACTACTGGATAGGCATCAGTGTGAAAGAACCTTACCAGTATTTCCTTGAAGTTAAACATAAGCTTTTCTTGCTGCACGATCAAGATACTGAGGGGTTGTTTATTCCACATGCCTTCATAGATTGAGTACCCCCTGTGCTGGTTGAACGCTAGTTCATAAATATCCATCTCAAACAGATTATTAAACTCGTGGTCAAACCAGTTAAGTAACCATTCATGTTGGTAGTTATTAATAAACTGGTGCTTGTATATATCTGGCGTATACTTTGCATCCTTTGGTAATGACCAGAAGTACGCAGATAAGTTCCTTGCTATTGGCTCACGTATAGGTGTAACAATTTGTAATGGTTGATTAAGTTCTGATAATGTTTTCTTTAGTTTATAGTTTGCAGCAGAGGAGTACTCACCTGCTATGTTATAAATATAGTGGGCATGGTATACTTTTTTGCCCATATCATTTAGTGTTTTTGCTATTGCCTGTGATCCTACTTTCCCTGGTTGGTATACCACTATTGGCATGTCCACCTCTTCATAAAGCGCTCTCGTTCTTTTGCAGTAAAAAATACTATGCTGTATGCACTATTATAAAAGAACTCTACAAAAGGTTCAGGAAAGCACACTTGAGAAAGGAACGCATCGTATATTACATCAAGCCCAGGTCTCTCTGATATATTATTAGCCACTGGAATTTCTGCTATTTCTTTTCCAGTAAACTCTGACAGTGCTTCACTGGTTGATTTTTGGTTTAGCTTATCTGTGCGAAGCACAAGTACGTTACGTCCTATTGCTGTTTGAAATGTATCTGTATGCTCTATAGGAAAGCCCCAGTATAGCAGGTCTAAACCAGTAAATGGTAGAAACTCTAGGTCAAACCATACTAAAGGCCATATGTGGTTAAAGTCTTTCATGAACTTTTTGTATAACCACTGGTAATCATACTCAACTTTAGGACTCATGCGCCTAAAATACTCGGATAGATTACGTGCTATGGGATCACGAACAAGAGTAACTATGTCATACGTTGCAGCTTTTATTAAATCGTCACCAGCAAGAAGTCTTTTATAGTGCTCTCCTCCATTAGCTAGGTAGTGCGCATGTAGTGTATCAACTCCTACGTTTTTTAGTGCCCTGTTTATTGCTACTGATCCTACTCTTCCCATTTGATATATCAGTACACCCATAATTGCTCCTTAACTAACGCAGTTTATGGTTCTCCATGCGCACATAATCTTATGTCCACAGTAAACGAGAACTATAAATAATATAGCTGTTGCTATTCCTTCTGCATAATGAATGTCGTGTAAAAAAGCATCAAGGCTAGCAAATAAACTCATGCCAGCCAGGACATAGAAAAGTTTTGACAAATATATAATCCAATTTCTGTTCTTCATTTAATCCTCCAGTCCTGATGGGTGGAGTCGAACCACCAAACGAGGTATTTTGAGTACCCCAGGTATGCCAATTCCCTTCACATCAGGTGGCGGGAGAAGAGGGCGCTACCCTCCCTCCCTAACATGTCATCCTGTGGATACCTACTACTAGTATAAGGTACGATAGTGCCTCACAGGAATAGGTGCTGATGGCAGGAGTCGAACCTGCACGCCCGTTAAGGGCATATGGGTCTAAGCCATACACGTCTGCCAGTTCCGTCACACCAGCATAGGTGGAGATGATGGGAATCGAACCCATGTCCAATATGCTTACTCTAGCACAGTCTACAAGCTTACATTATTCAGGGGGTCTTGCGTTTTGGAGGGATTTGCAAGTTATTCGTCGCCAGTTCTTACACTACTTGCGGAGTGGCAAGGTGGCGTGCTGGAGTGTATGATCCAACAAAGTTCTTAAATGTGTTTGCATTTAGTTTTTTGTATCTTTTAACGATGTGATACTTATCGGCTTGCAGTGCTAGCTTCATCCATACTGTCGAAGCCGTTCATCCCCGTAGGTAGCGGAGGTGGGAGTCGAACCCACGTAGATGGCGTATGAGACCATTGAGTGACCGTTACTCTACTCCGCAATGTTGGCCGTCGGGGGAGAGGGCTAGCCTGGGTCAGACCTCCCTCTCCACGAAAGGGCTAATGACAAAGATGGAAAACATTTTCCCTTTCTCCCTCCGAAGGCAGGTCGTGCTGGATTCGAACCAACAGTCCTTGTTTTGGAGACAAGTGGTTTGCCAATTAACCGAACGACCTGAGTCGCCCCGCTTTTTGTTTTACACCAGAAGCGGGGTGGAAAAAAACTGGTTTATAGCCTATCCGTCCAGCAAGGGCAGGTCTGGCATTAGTCACTACGAGAGAACTAACGTGCGCTGCCACGCAACGGAATCGGACTAGCGGAGACAACGAGACTCGAACTCGCAACCTTTGGATCGACAGTCCAGTGCTCTGACCAATTGAGCTATGCCTCCCTACAATCCTAGTAGCTTTTGCCACCAAGACTTTTTAATCTTCACCATGACTTGGCAGAAACAGTTTATCTCATCTCTTGTTCCGTGTACTGTAATCCCACCATGCGGAACCCAACCATTGCCGTTCTGCTTCTCAAGAAACTCTCTTACCTGCTCTTCCAACCCATCCTTAGAATGGTCACCGAAGATTTTATAGTCAAGTATCTTGGTCATGGTACACCTCCCTAGGTGGAACAGGGTGGAATCGAACCACCGACGCTCGGTTCTTCAGACCGACGCTCTACCCCTGAGCTACCGTTCCATGAGAGTGCTACAGCTATCGCTAGTAAGTGTGTGCACCACCCTGCTAGCTAGGTTTTTGCTATCGGACACACTTCGGCAGCTTCCCAGTTCTGCCCGATCAGTTACGTATCTTGTTTTACGGTATACCTACGTCTAGTCCTAGTAGCACTCAAGGGGTGTTCGATGGGAGTTGAACCCACACGTCCTTTCGGACACTACGTTCACAGCGTAGAGCGTCTACCATTTCGCCACGAACACCATAAGAAATCATCCTATCTCTGTAGTCTACGAGATTTAAGTAAGCCTTCCTCAAGTAAGTTCAGTTTCCATTCCTAGTCCTGAGATTCCCACTGTCTGGGTTGCCCCACAGTAGCTTACCAGTGACCTACTGCCCGATTCAGTTTACGCTTTACCAAACTTCGGCTTCCTGTTTCCCGCACGTAGCGTGCGTATCCTGTCGTAGGGTCTACTCCGCACCTCCAGTTCCTTCACGCCACCTTCCGTCGAAGGTATTGCTCCAGTTCCTTTGATACAGCCTAGTGGCTTGGAGCCAGCTAGGTACTTTCGCTCTGCCTTTGGGTTAGCCCCTGAGCAGTGAAAGACGTTAGTCACTTCTTTTAACTTCTACGACACCCTAGACGTTTTCCTTTGCTTTTTCTTTTCGGGTAAGAATTGAAGGACTCGAACCTCCAACCTACTGTGCCAGAAGACAGTCGCTCAGCCATTGAGCTAAATTCTTTGAGTAAGAAAACTCTTAGCGTGCATGAAGTCTCTAGGGGGGAGATTACCTTCCTTCGTCGGGCATGGTAATCCACCACTCCATACATTTTTAGTCATCCCATTGTCTTTTTGGGCAGACCTACTCACACTTACCACCACTTGTTACGCAGCAGCGTGTGCCTCTTCCCCGCAAGATCATGGACTTTGATCCCACTAAGGAAACTCCTTCGTGTTGTGTTGTTTAAAGGCGTGATACCACCTGCTTCAAAGGCACTCGTGTAGAGGTTGCTAATCTCTAGACACAAGGAGCACTCCTCGTCAGCAGTAACTCAACTCCCTCACATTCGGAAGTGTTACCCCCCTCTACATGGTTCGTGGGATACCGATTGGCTCCCCACCATACCCATGCGATTCGGGTAGTAACGACGAAGTTGTACTGGATAGGCGAATGTCGCCTCTGGTTTGCAAGTTCCAGATATTGCCCGATTACTCAGGTTGCTTAACGGCTCCAGTGAGTCCGACCTCCCCCGCTATTAGGCTCAACTTTCAGGCAAAGCCATCCCGTTTGAGCCTAGGTATGCGTATACCCTTAGCAGGTTTGGTAAAGATAAAGGGCTAGGACTCGAACCTAGGTCTACCACCTACTTATCACGTTACCGTTTCATAGTGGTGGCTGCTCTATCCCATTGAGCTACCCTGTATTTTTTTCCTTTCAGTTGTTAAAGTGCAAAGAGCATTATATCATAAATAGATTGGTTTGTCAAGGTAGAAAAACTCCTGTTTCTGCCTCTAATTTTCTGCGTTCCCAAAACCTTAAGTAATAATCTATATTACTTTGTACTAGGAACAGCAGTTCTCTAACCGCTTGCTGATCTTCCAGCTTTCTGATCTCGATCTCTAACGAAAGTCTTGGCATCAGCTTGTCTCTTATCCAGATGTTCGGGAAGAAAACTTTGATTGACTCTCCCATGTGTACTATCTGGTCTGGACTAGTGGCTTCCACTTGTATTACTGGTGGAGGGCCGAAGTCATCAATTACAATGTTAGCCACTACTTTCATTTTTTGCCACCAGTTGTGATACTACTATGTGGTGTCCTGAGTATCCGTTACCTACAGGGCAGTCCACCATTAGTCTTCTCCACACCTCTCCTTCAGCTTCCTCTCTTGTCCACGCATTAACAAGCCCGTTCATCAAGTGAGAATTTATTCTTTGAGGTACATGCTGGTATGCTACTGCTGCATAATTCCAAAGAGGTGTACCATTTTCATCTATTACAAACTTATCTACAGCCTTCTCTTCTCTATTAAACCACTTCATTTCACACTCCTTTAAGGCAGGGAAGCCTGGGTACGATCCAAGAACTGAAGAGTCAAAGTCTACCGTGTTACCAATTACACCACTTCCCTATATAGCAGCCGATCTTTGAATCGAACAAAGACTTTTGCGTTCAGAGCGCAACGTGATACCGTTTCACTAATCGGCTAAGGTACTGTAAAAGTGCAGCCTACCTTCGTGTGGTATGTATATGGTACGCCTCATACACGCACGAAAAAAAAATAAATTGGAGGTGGAGCGCCAGGGAATCGAACCCTGATTACTACGGTGCAAACGTAGTGTTCTCCCGTTAAACTAGCACCCCAGAAAGGAGGCAGTTTTTTGGAGAGAAACTGCCATAAACTCTTTGAAAGGAGATCAACAATGAACCATTGAGTATTATACTACAATTGTTTTAGTTTGTCAAGTGTTTAAAGGAACGCAAATATAAAGAAACTGAAACATAAAAAGCAAGCAATACATACTGCTAGTATTAAGCCACAGCCAAAGGCACTGAATAAAGCTAGCACAAAAGCAGAGGCGATGTTTATTATACTCACCAAGACACCAAACAAAAAGTATATTAACCCTGCTATTAAGTCTAATAGTGGCTTCATTATTTTACCTCCCAAGGCTCACGTGTACGCTGACCAGTTTCAAGAAACTTTACCTTGCTGCGCAAGTAGTGATTTTCTTTGATTAGTTCTGCCATACCATAGCCATCATATACACGTGTATGGTCTGGTAACAGTTCAAAAATATCCTTAACGCAATTTGCCGTGTGGATATTATCAGGTAGCTTCATTCTAAAAGGATCGAATGGTGATACCTGATCCTCTCTATGATTTGTTAGTACCACATACAAAGTATCTACCAGTAAAGCCTTGTTGCCATCTTCCCATGCTACCCTAGAACGTGCCTGTTTGATTTGCTCTTCTGTTAAGATTGCTCCTATTGCTGACATATTATTCTCCTTCATGCTCATAGTTTGGCATGTATAAAGATAGACTTCCATTACCCGTATCCAAAACTTCTACTTCTAGCAACGCCAATATATCTTCTAGTTCTGGATCGTCTATACCTTCTACCCTATTATACCACACTTCATAGATTTCTTCATAGTATCCTTCGTCGTTGCCCATAAACCATGTACCATTGCCATTGAAGAATGACCAGCCACGTTTCTTTAAGAATGGTAGTATCTTTGCATTGAACACACGCTCTGCTAGGCAAGTTATACGCCTATCATAGTCATCATAGTACTCAGCAGCTTTTGCCTCTATTTCTCTTGCCAGTACATATCTAGGTGCGTCAAGATTGTATGGATGGTTGCTTACGTAGTTGTCCATATTAACCTCCAACTATCAGATCGTTCTCATCCATCAGGAAGAATGTGTCTATACCTATACCACAGTTAGGACATTCAAGATATGGATATAGGTAAAAGATGGCTATTTCCATATCAGCCTGGAAATTTGGGTAGTCAGTACCATTTCGTACACCATGATACACTCCCCAAATTTTATCCATAGGTACTTGTGCACCACACATGCAGGTTGTGCCAGGAAAACCAGGGCATTTTATGTCTACCTCATTACCTTCTATGATCCCAGGTACTAACTCTTCTACCAATTCTTTAATTGCCATTCTCTGCTCCTTTTTTCTCTTCTGAAAATATAAACTCAAAAGCTTTCTGTGCTTTACCACCAGCATCAACCAACCAACGCTTGTTTCCTTCAAGAGCCTTCAACCAACTCTGAATGTACGCAGCAGATTGCTCTATCTCTTCCTCAATACCAACCTCATAACAGAACATTGCTGCTGTGAACTCAGCTACCAATTCTTCGAATGAGTACTTGTGGTCACCGAACACGTTATCTATCTTTCTCTTTAAGCGTGTTTCATGTCCTGTACTATGCGCTACTTCGTGGGCAAGTGTAGAGTACCACCCGTTGTCATTAATAAAGGTTTCCCTAGCAGGCATATATATTTCGTCTTTGGTAGGACTGTAAGCAGCTTTATGATAACGCTTTACTGCAAGCTTTTGTTTCTTAAGGTACAGGTCTACAACTTGCTCTGCTCGTTCGATAATATCAAACTCTTCCCGTACCTCTGCAAGGGGTTTAAGTTCTAACCCTTCAGTTTGGTTCTCATTCCATACGTTGTAGTACCTGTGTAACCATATGGTATATGGTTCAGTTTCTTCATCACCTTCTTTAGGCTCTACCTGAATTGGTTTCCAAAACACTACTGGTGTTGGGTGCTCACCCTTTAGTACCTTACCTCCTTTTTCTCCGATCTGGTTGAATGTTCCCCACCAAGGGGATTCATATCCCTCCATCAGGGCAGTGATCCCAAGAATAAATATGTTAGCTCCTCGATATGTTTTTCTTGTGGACATGCTTCTTGGGATGAGTGCCAAGGTTTCTTCCAAGGAACTACACCTTTCTCTAAAGCTTCCAGTATCCTAGTATTTACAACCTCAAACACATCTACTTTTTTCTTAGCCATGTTGAACTCTCCTATTCATATAGCATATGTATTTTCTTGCCATTTCTCTTGGTGAGTAGTCTGCCATGTTATCTTCATACTCAGCGTAGTACTCTTTTGCCCAAGCCATTACATCTTCATCATTGACGTACTTTAATAATACAGCACCATTCTTTACATTGCTTTCGATATACTCATGGTCAAAGACACTTACAGCAGCATAAAATTTTCCGTTAAAGAACTCTCCTTCCCAACGCAAGTAACAGGGCAGGAAAGGTGCATTTTCATTTCTAACATAGCTCCCTAATAGCTGTCGATATGCGTTGAAGATTAAATAGTTATCTGGTATCTCTATGGTGGTATATGGTTTTACCTTTGGTCTTGGTGCGTATATGTACAGCACATCATACCAAGGCTCTTCAAGGAAGAGATCAAATACATCTCGATGACCACAATTATAGCACATGTATATACTATGTAGATCATCCACTAGTCTGATAGGATATGATAAACCACAAACGAGACACCATACTGTGTCCTTATCTAGTGTATGATAGTAGTCTTTATCCAAAGTCATATTTCCTCCAGTACTCTTCTGGTGGTAGTGCTCGACTTTCTGCTCTTGTTAGTTCTTTCATTAAACTTTCTAACCTAACATGAGCTATTATAAAATAACACCATTCTGTTTCTTCTGTTAGTCCTCTTATCTGTCTTTCTGTCTCTGCTATGTCATCATAGAAAGCATAGTGAAACCCATAGCCTGGATAAACCATTCCTTTCAGCTTGTCTATCCTTTCCTTTACTTCTGGAATAAACTCCAATGCTTTCTCTTTCCAAAACATACCTTCATATATAATTCTTTCTAAAGGATAGTAGTCATTCTTTTCTTGGAAGTTTATTTTAGTAGTAGTCGTCTTCATCTACATATCCATATAATTCATCTTCTTCTAATACATCTTGGAAAAGTTCACAGTAGTCTTCATGGATATAGTCTTCTTCATGAATAGTACCACACCAACCACAAACTGTCAAGTCACAAAATGAATGGCATGGAAATTCTCCTAGCCAGAAGTCAGGGTCTTTCCTCATATGAGCAGCGTCGAACAAGTCTATCACTGCCTCTCTGTTTTCTTCTGGTACATCTAATATCCATTCATACCAAGTGTGAACACGTCCATTAATTTCTTCGTGTATCCTCCTTCGTGTTACATGAGCATTAAACTCTTTAGCTAATTGTTTATATAGTGATTCACATCTATACCCAATTCTTTCACAAGCTCCGATACATTCAACTCCTAAATACTTTGGCATATTATTCTCCTAGTTCTTCTTCACGTGAATAGCCTATAAACTCTTCAATATCATCTTCTTCTTCCATATCAAAGAGGTGTACTAATTCATCATCTTCGTCTAGTATCTCGTACTCTGCCGATATTATAAAACTTTCACCAGCACGTTCCATATAGTACCACGCTAATTGCCAAGTTATTTCTTTTGGTGGAAGCTGATTTAATTCTTTAAACCACCAACGACGTACATAGCCAAACAGTTGTTTGACTGCTACTTTTTCAGACTCGCATAAATGAAAGTTAGTATGACCAGTGTTAGTCTCTATTGCCAGTATATGTAATGGTGGGTTTACCATTCTACTCATCCTCATCCTCCTCTTCATCATCTAACCATTCTTCAATATCTTTCAAGTCCTCTGATGTGGGTACATATTTACCATAAAGTTCATCAAGAGATAGGTCATCTATATCTTCTAGATCATAACCCAAGTCTTCCAAT